ATATTTCTTGTTTGTTCTTGACATGGTTATTGAAGAAATTTTCGCTCTGTAAGCGTTTGAACATTTTTTTGAGCAATAACCTCTTCCCGTTTTTAAAAAACTTAACCTTTTGTGTTTCGTAAGGATAATTTCCTTTCCGCATATTGTGCAATTCATTATTATTTGTTTCATGTCTATCATTATACATGATGGTAGCCACCATGTCAACACCTTTTTTTATATTTTTTGCTTCAATCCAGCCTCTTTGTGTATATATTTTGTGATTTTCAGTACATAAGATATTATTTATTTTTACAAGATTTTTTATTCTTTTCTTTTTTATTAGTCTCTTAACTTTTTTTATTTCAATTTGCTTTGTTTTTTCATTTACAGTATAAACCGTCTCCTCTGGTTTTATATTTTCTATATTTTTATTTCCATTTTCAGTTAATATTTTTGTGCCTTTTACAAAACACTCATCGAAGATCATCCAGTCAAACCAGTCGAAGTTCCATTGATTCAACCGTCTAACTAATGTCTGAATACTTGCAAGTTGTATTTGATATCTAACCAAAGGATACCCGGGGGCAATAATACCGTGTTTCAATCCTATAGCCGTTAACTTTTTTGATGTTTCTTGCAGTATATTATCACGATGAGTACAGATTAATATTTTTTGTTTATTCTGATATAGCCGTTCGGTGATATATGAAAAAACTATAGTTTTACCGCTTCCCGTATGAGACACGTAAATAGTCGCCTTTGATCCGGCTTTGTACGTATCTCGTATTTTCGCTATATCTTTATATTGATAGTCACGTGGTTCGTATATCATTTCTTTTTTACCCGTTTGTATTTTATATTCTTATCATATATAATCTTGCACTGGCTTTTTATTACTTGTATCCATTCTTTGGCATTTTTACGGGAAGCAACATGACACATCATGTCTATAGAATTTTCATGTCCAAATATTTTACGCCACCACCAATATGAACGAAGGATATCTTGATTTATATATTCGGTTTCTGGGAATAGTTCTTGCTCCATACCTCAAAACCCCGCTTCCATAAATATTTGATCATCAGACAATCTAAAAATATATTCCGCCTTGATAGCGATAGCTCTACCATTATAATATGACCCAAACCCACTCGTAACGGTTTTATCTTCCACTATATCAAGTCTCATCAATATTTTATGATAGTTGTGCACCCAAGGTGTATTTTTTAATATATCCTTTATCCATTGATAATTTATTGCAATGTATATCATTTCATTTTTTTCGCTATAGTTGATACCATATTTATACAATTCCCGTTTTGCCCTACCGTTAACGGTTTCATACTCAGCTTTTCCAGCGGCCATATTTATAAGATTCAATAAGGTGGTTTCTTCGTTCCGGTCTGCATTATTTATATATCTTATTTTTGATGTCATTATTTTTATTAGACATTCTAATTCGTCGGTTACCTGGTCACTTTCAGTATTGAAATCTTCTAAATATTTTTTACATATTTCATAGCAGGTTTCATAATCATATTCTTTCATATTAAGCAAGGATGCAGACCCGGCAAGTAATGTCCCTATTTGATCTCCTAACCCCATTTCGTTGAGATATGTTCCGGCTGCATTACTAAAATTTTCGATATTTTTAATTACAATATGCCAATTATGATATATATATGATCTTATTTTTTCGCAATTTTCCGTGGAGAAAGCTTTTAATATTTTCGGTGATAAATCCTTCCAGGCTATTCTATTATTCTTCTCTAAATTTATTACAGAAAATCTCCGGGTATCGCTTTTTTGAGTCAACAAGGTATGAACCGATCCAAGACAAAACATAGAGTTTGTCTCATATACTTTACCAGTTTGATCGGATGTTCCTTTTAATAATTTTTCTTCACCCCCGGAACTTGACGCTGCCCTGGCTATATCCAGGATAGCCCTTATATTATCTATTTTATTTGTACTCGCTTCTGCCTCATCATAGCATATTGCCAATGAATCATTAGTTTGATACTGGAAAATTCCAGCGGCGCTACTGTCACCTTTCGGGCATACTTTGAAGGGTCCAAGCATTTTCCATATGATTTTTTGAATAATAGTAGATTTACCCGTCCCGGCTCCACCCGTTACCCATATGTGAGGCCGCCAAGTTAACGCACCACAAAACGGAGCTAACACGCACCATCCTATAAGCAAGTTTAATTGTAGTTTTGTTTCAATCGCCAGATACCCAAAACATTCAATTATCAATTTTAGGTCAGCTTCTTCTATCATTTCATTTTTTATTGATAATTTTAATTCCGGGAGTCGCTCATAAACGTATCCATTCATTTGATACTTTCTCACATCGACTTTTTTATTCTGTTCTATCAAATATTTACCGGTATGAATAATCAAATTATTATTTTCTTCATTAAGCCAAGCACCCCGGCCCCGTATCTTTTGTTTGTCGAATGGTCCCATAGCGTAACATTTGCGTATAACATCGTCAATAGCTATATCCCAGGCAACACGCACACCTGTTTTACAAGGGAAACCCGCATATTGTTGCCAGAATTCCAAAGGCGCTATAGCTTTTAAATGGTTCATATTTAACGTCCCCTGTTTAATTTTTAATATTTGTCCTGTTTCCCCAGGGAGAATGTACATATACCCTTGACCATACCCTAACAATTGAAACGGAAATTCCATCTCTTCAATTGTTTTCTTTTTATCTTTTTCTTTTAACTCTTCATTATCTTCGATGGTATCTTGTATATTGTATATGTATTTCTTTATTTGCTCTGGCTCAAACCCAATCGCTTTTAAATCATCGGTTATATTCCATCCCTGCCGATCAATCAATGGTTCGACAATAATGAAATGTTTCATTTTTAATTTTATGTACTTTCTTATAGCCTTTGAGATCATCCATGACCCAGACCAATAAAAAACTTCACGATTCAATAACGGTTTTAAATCGGTCGTTTCTATGTCTGCCGGTGTTCCGGTGTAAGTGGTAAAAATAAAATCATCAGGGTTAGATTCTTCTAATATTGAAATACTGGATTCTTCATCGACCATTACTATATCACGACCATGATATTTGTATATTTTATCCAGATTATACAATACATTATTTTTTATATTAACTTCCCGGGACCATTCATTTTCTTTTTCGTTGTATATAAATTTATGATAATTACGTTTACCATCTAACAAGTAACAAGCAGTACAATAAATCCATTCGCCCAATTCGTTTGTATACTTATATGCTTTTTTAAATTCCCCGAGTTTTTTATAGTCTTCATCCTTGAATGGTGGAAGTTTTGGATTTATTATCGGCTTATATTTCATGGTTTCCTGTTTTAATTATTGATTAAAATTATAATGCCTACAATTTCTTCCATTTTATAATTATATTCTTCCTGATAATTCAAGGCATCTTTCTCGTTCAAAAATAAATTACAATCATCATTCCAGAATTTACCATAATAAACTTTTTCAATTTTCCCTTGCCAATACCCATAATCATCACACACAACCTCAGCATGAGTTAGGGTGTATATTTTAGCATTCGGGTAAGCCTTTAATAAACAGATTAAATTATTATTTATATTTTCCATGGGTCTACTCCTTTATAGTTTATTTTTTGAGGGCGTAACAATTTTGACTTCTACAAAGTCAGGTATACCATCGTCAATTTCCTTTTTACGTTGATCAAGTAATAGGATACAATTGTTTATAGTCCGGGAGTTTTCTATCCGACTACACAAGTTTTCCATGGTCCAGGATTTTTGACCGGCTAAAAACAGGATGCCTGAAACAAACGAAAAAATTGAAATAATAAAAAATATTATAATATATTGGTCTTGATCGATGGTTAAGATTTGATTCCTTTGTGAAACAATCCAAATTAAATATACTACACAAAAATTCAAGCCTATCAATAAAATTAAAATTGTAATTATTGCTAATTTAGGCATTTTATACATCGGTTTTCTCCTTATCGTTTTAGTTATAATTCAACACCAATAACAGAAACAAGATTGTCTTCTCTATATAACATTAAATCTAATTTATGACTATTGGGCCATGTAGAACTTAATTCCATTTTGTTAAATTTGAATTCTAAGTGATATATTTTATTAATGATAGATTTTTTGTCTTTTGTGTATAAATATAATGTAGAAATATTTTTATAATATGTTATTTTAAAAACAATATTTGGAATACATTTAATTTCAAAACATATATCTCTTATACATATGAATGGCCATATGGTAACAGTAGAAATTGATTTTAACAAATTACATATATCATCAAATTTTTTTACACAATTATCCATCGCCTTTCTCCTTACTTGATTTTTCTTGTTTTAATTGCCATAAAAAATCTCCTATATCATCAAGACATCCTTGTGAAAAAACAGTTTCATTATCCGGGAAAAAACAATATTGACGCCAACCTGGATTCCATTTTATTTTTCCAATTCCTGATTGTGATTTTATATTTTTAATTATATAAATATCAGTTTTTCTATTTTTATCAATAGTTTCCATTTTTTGCATTTCGATATATTTATATTTTGTTTTCACAGCTTTTTCTCCTTACTTAATTTTTCCAAATATTTTATTTAATGTTTTAGATTGTCGATATGATAAATCAATTCCCTTTTCTCGTTTCTCGAAAATCGAATCAATAAATTCTATTTCCCAATCTGTACAAGAAATGTTTCCAGCAACTAAACAAGTAAAAATACTATCAATTTTTTCATCCCATTTTTCACGGGTTTTATCTGTTATCATAGGTTTACCTTCCTTTTGTTTTCATAATATCAAAATAGAAAGATTTTATTAAAATTACATAACGTAATATTTCTTTAAAATTATCATCGTTCAAACTTTTAACTTTAGAAATTCTAAACTTTTTTAAGCAATATTCTAATTTTGCTCTATTGGATATTATATCATGGGTTTTCATCCCCATAGGCAAGGAAGAAGTTTCCATTAAAAAATTTTTAGCATTCTGAATATTATATTTTATAATTGATTTAATATCCTTTTTCTTTAAAGGACATTCCCCCAAGTCAGTAATAGGCCTTCTTGCTCTTGAGCACCACTCAATAAGAGTTGAGAAATAACCTTGTGTTTTCTTTATTCTATTTGAACAATTAAGACATTCAACTTCTTTCATTTTACCTTCTTCACTTTCTCGGGGGATGATTGAATCTTATACTTCCCATCCCCGAGATTAAGACTTATATTATAATAATGATTTTCCTTAAGCGATACCGGAACGTAAGACTGGAAAACCCCTGAAATCCAATTCCCAGGGAAAATCTCAACCTTGACTTTATCGCCGGATTTATATTGATAATCACTGTTTTTTTGTTTGCATAAAATATGTAGTGATAGCTTGCCATGAACCCAGTACGCTTCACCAATATGAATTCCTTTTTTACATTTGCAGCAAATAATAATTTCTTGTGCTATCCTTATATTTTTAGAGATTTTCATTTCACACTCCGTTCCGTTTTCGACAATCATCCCAATACGGATTTTTTAACCAGTTTATAAAAGGTTCATCTACTTCCATGTGTAAATATAATTGATATCTTTTTTTTGACCTGGATAGTTTAGGTATAGACTCAAGCACTATTCTTTGAGCAGTTTCAATTCCTTTCAAAGTAGCAAAAAAATACCGACAATTCGATTGGTCATTATTTCCACACCCTTTCCCCGTATCTTGCATTAAATCTTTATCAATTAAGCTTTTTATAATCGGGTAATCTGTTGTATTTTCTGAGGTGTAAAATCTATTCCGGTATGGATTTTTTATTTTATCTTTATCGTACCACCTGATATTTGATAATCCCAAAGTATGTAATAATATATGTTTTTCTTCTTTATTTAAATTCATTTTCCATCATCCTTGTCATTATTTTCTGCTATAATCCGGTTGAGCCGTTCAATTTCTTTAGCTAAGTCGAAACTTAATTTGCGTTCTTCAATCAAGGCTTGTTGTAATGAATCAATTCGGGATCGCAATTCATTTATCATTTCTATTATTTCAGCTGACATGTTTTTGCCTCCCTTAGATTTACTAATTCACTCGTAGCCCTTCTAATTATTTCATTTTTTACAAAATTAAATTCACGGGTATCTATTTTTTTTAATTTTCTACATGATTTTAATATAATCAATTTTCCTCTAAAAGTAATTAATCCATATTGATAATTATTTTCATCTAAATATGTTTTACATCTATCTGATATATCAGGATGAACACAAAAGAAGAATTTGTTTGATTTTAAATAATGATATTCTCTTTTGTTTGCTTGATGTATATAATGTTTAGGTTTTTTAAAATCAGCTATAAAATCACTGAATGTTATTTTTACCTCAATTTCAATTATTTCCTTATCATTACATAACATCACATCTGCAATTTCTTTCCCTGTATTCACTTCCGTTGCACAATAATAATATCCGCGTTTAAATCGCCAATAAAATAAAAGTTTTGTTTTCAAAAAATCAGAATCAATATTCAACAATTCACTCCTTACAATAAAAAAGGTTTTTGCAGGGCCCCGAGCCAGCCACGAACCCGGGTTAAACCCCACAAAAACCCAATAATAACCGTTATTCACGTGGCTGAATAAAAAAAATGAGGGGTTAAAGGATCATGCCATCGAACTCCCCCCTCATGCAGTTTCAAACCTGCGTCTCTCCTAATGCTTTCCGCCGGTCAATTTAATCCGGTCTGTTTTCATTACAACAAACATAATAAAATAACTTCATAAAGTCAAGCATAACAAACCTTAGTTTTACCTTAGGTTAACCTGGGGTTAAAATGGTATATCATCATCCGATATATCAACTCCGGATCCATCCTGTTTTTTATCGGAGTATCCGTATTCAATCGTTACCGCATTCACAAAATCTTTCCGGTGGTTTTTATCCTGGTCGTCTTTCCAGATTGAGCAATCAAGTTCACCTATAACCCGGATTATATCACCTTTCTTTTTATATTGGTTGAAATTTTCGGCGGATTTTCCCCAGGTTTTTATGGTAACGTATAACACCTTTTTTATTTCTTCATTATCTTTTTTGTACTTCTTGTTAACCGCTATGTCGAATTGACATGTAGCCATACCGGAATTCGTATACTTTAATTCCGGGTCTCTGGTCAATCGCCCGGTTAATATCACATGATTTAAATCGTTTTTGAAGTCCATTTATTCCTCCTTAAAGGCTTTTTGTAATTTAGTTAAATCCGAAGTTAAAGCCAATTTTAAAAAATTACCCATCATATGTTCATTATGTTTGATAGAATTTATGGTTTGTTTATGATATTTAGCTTTGATATTTTCAAGTTCTTCCCTGGCATCAAAACACCTTTCTTTCCAGTAATCTATCTCATCACACAATTCACTAATCTTAATATCTATTGTTTTCATTTAACCCTCCTTATAACCCCGGCCCGGCTACTACTCCGGACCGATTACCTTATCTACTACTACAAACGTATTTTTATATACCAGCCTCCTTGGAAAAGAGTATCGTAAAATATATTATCCGCACAACGTACGGGGTTAAACTGTTTTCTTTATATCAAAATTAACCCTATGCGATCGTTGAGCAGCCTGCCCTTTATTCCAGTTTTTTACCGGGCGATAATATCCAACGATACGGGTGTATATTTCCGTTTCGGTTCCTTCCACCTCTGAGAGTTGTTCTTTAAGTTCTTTTATCTTATTATCTATTTCGATTTTATTCATCTTGTTTATCCTTATTCTTATAATAATTACATACATAATCAAGGTCATCAACATATGGTTTATACATATTTTTTTCATTACATCGATGAATCTCATAAGGATCTATGTAATGGAAAAAACAATTTCCACAACACTCTTCTTTTTCAGGATATTTTTTGTCAACCCACATTCTATATTCATGTAAATACCATCCAGCATTAAAAACAATAGCTAAAAGAAATAATATACCAACTTTATTTTTAGCTATTGTACATAAATAAAAACTTCCAATTATTATAAATAAAAACAAAATCAATATAATACTTATGTGAAATAACCTTTTTTTGTGAATTTTAATATATGCTTTCTTCATGATTTAATCTCCTCTAACCATTTCTTGATTTCCTCTAATTTTGACAAACCATAATTATATTCCCCTATATTTATATTTTTACACATTTCATCTTCGCCAATTAGAAAAAACCAATTTTTGTAATGCTGTAAAGATCTGGCCGCTGAAAGTCCCCTCTTGCCATTTGCTTTTTCAAATGCAAATTTTAAATAATCTTTCATTTCTTTCATAACGTTTTCTAACGTATAAGTTTCTCTGCCGTTGTCCCATGTATTTTTTGTCGTTCCTTCTTTCAAAAAAGGTTTGACTATATCAAAATCCATAAAGCATATAATATCAATATCTGTCATAGCGTATATTAGCCCATTATTCTCTTTATGATATTTTAACAATTCTTCCTGCGTTCTTAATTTCATTTCTCAATCTCCTTATCTATTTAATATAATTAAAATAAATCCAACTGTCCAGGTTTATTTTTTTCCTCTTCAATCTCTATATTATCAATCCAGCCTGTGCAGTTCATAATCCCAGTAATACCTCACCGTTTTTTAATGGCTTTCATTTGATCCTCTGCATCTTTGTAATATTTTGTCCGGACAGTTATTTTATGTTTATGATCCGGAGTGGAGAATGTATATTCGTTCATTTTATCCACCATGTTGTTATAATAACGATGGGTTCAAAAATAACTAAAAATATATCAATTATAAATAATGCCCAATAAACAGTGCATAATACAACGTTTATGCTCCATTCCAATTCATTGCCGTCTATAGGTGTTTTATACCATACACTATTTTTAAGTGATAAATATAAAAATAATATTGTACACATAATAAAAAATATTATTGATAATATAGCCGCAATAATAACTAATGTGTTTCTTTTAATTCTCTGTTGTCTGGTTATTGATTCCATTTAATGCTCCTTATTTATATTAATTAAAAATTCTTATGATTTTTATCCGTGCTGGATCATCTTCTGTATACCATCTTTTAGATTTAGCCTCTTTCTCTGTTTTTTCGTTTTTCTTTAAAATATTTTTATAATATTCTAAATCTTGAGATTTATTTCTTTTCATTATTACCTTTCCACCGGTTCGGCGTGCATAAAATCAAACCCGCTTTCTGATATATAGCGACAATCTGAAGTTATACTTATAATTTCTTCTTCATTTTTATTTTTTTTGTCATAATCCCATACATTGCATGTTATTGAATAATAACCTTTTATATATAACGCCTTCACGATACCCTTGTTTAATTTTTTATCGATTTTCTCGCCTAACACAAACCTATCTTTAAATCTTTTCTTTTTAGGGAGTGGAGGGAGATTCCAAAAAACAGGAACGGTCATTTTATTAGCATATTCGTTAAAAAAATAACATACAGGTAACGATCTAATATTTGTTTTATTGCTAAAATACCCACAATAAGAACAATCGTTTTGTTTTTCGCAATGCCTTTTAATCTTCCACAGTTTCTTCAATCGCTTACGAGTCATCTTGACTTCTGTTTTCTCGGGTTCTGGATTTTCTTGTAAGTCTTCTATTTCCCATAGACTGGGCCTTTGGGGGAAAGCTTTCTTGTTAAGATTTCTTGCTTTGCAAAATGGACCACTATAAAAAATACATTCATCACAAAATCCATTTATACATATTTCCTTAATCATCCTCAACCGTCTTTTATATGATGGTTCGGATAATAATTTATCAGCAAACTCTTTTTTACCGTTCATCGCTTATTTCCTCCCCTGTCTCTATTTCACCTATCCCGTTTACCAGGACAAACTGGTCAAATTCTTTCTTTGTTGGACAATTCTCCATTTGATATGGATAAAATACTTTACAATTCCCTTTTTCCTTTTCTGAAAACATATAGCAAAATCTGTTTTTACATTTCATGGCTTTACCTCCCGCTTTCTATGCATAGCCAATAATACCGCACTCGCTTCTAATGAAGCATGCTCAAAACTTATTGAAGATAATTCTTTGTATATTTTTTGCCATATTTCCGGCTTTTCATTAACATAATGAGACCTTAATATCTTTGCAAGTTTTCTATCTTCATCGGTCACTATTACACCTGATATCAATTCAGCTTTATTTTTTATAATATTCATAATTTGTTTTTCTGTTATCATTTATACTCCTTTCCATAAAATAATAAAATGGGGCTGACAGGATTCGAACCTGTATAATAAAAATTCCAAGAAGAGCTATCCGATTATCCAACCTAACATCTTGTATCTGCGGGCTCATCTTCTTGTATGGCCATTATCATGTTACCAATTACACCATAACCCCTTATGTTTATACCAACCCTACTTTCTCATTATTATTAATACCGGCATTTTTCTCAAGGTATTCTTTGCAAATAATATTTAAGAGCTCATTAAATTTAATTTGTTTATCCAGTGCTTTCTTTTTTAATTCGATCCATATTTGATTGTTAAGTTTTATTGTAGTAATTTTATCCACCTCACTCAACCTCCTTTATTTTATATTTATTATATCAAATAATAATAAAAATGTCAAGTATTTTATTAAAAATAATAAAAATAATCAAATAATAAATATAAATAAATTATTTTCTAAATTAAATTAGGTTTTTTGACAAAAAATAAATCATTTTGTCAAAACTCGTGTCAAAACTAATTCTTTATAATATAACAAGTTAACTCACTTTCCAAAAAGTTTTGACACGCCTTGACAATTCGATGTCAAAAATAATTTCTTATGGTATAAGCAATTAATCCCTCTTTAATAAAAAATTTATTAAATTTAAAATTTATATATATACGCATAGAGAATTTTATATAAATTTATATAAAATATATTAATACATATATATATGTGTGCAGAACTTGTCAAAATGTCAAAACTCCCAAATATTTATTTAATTTCTTATGGTATAACAAGTTATTTTTGACAGACTCAATATTTTTTTTGTCAAAACTTTTTCTATATCAAGTTAATTCCTTATGGTATAACAAGTTATTTTTGACAAATGGTTGTAATTGTAATTTATTGTCACAAAGGGTCACAAATAAAGATTTTACTTGACTTTTATTTCTGAGTTTGGTATAGTATCTTATATATGTTTAATTTAATTTATAAGGAGTGATGAACATGAGTGAAGAAAAAATTAATTTTGTCCACTGTAATATTGATAATAATTTTGACAAATGGCAAGCTTGGATTTTAAAGGAACTCGAATCCCGGATAAAAACCCTTGAATCATCAAGAGGAATACTCAGTACTTTTGTTGATGATAATACCAGGAATTTTACTAAGCAGCATTGTGATATTGTTGATTTTAAAAAACAGATCACAGAATTAAAAAAAGATTTTGACGATTTGGTTAATAAACTGCAAAAAACATTTGTTGGTATTGATATCGCATCGGGTAAAGATAAAACGGTTTTTTCTGTTATTCACCCCGACACCCGCGAGCCAGGGCTTTACGTAAAATCGAAAGACGAGATAGTGAAGTGGCTTAAGAGTAATGGGTATATAGAATATATTACAGGATATGTACACAGAGAAATTGATAATTGTGGTTTTTCTAATAAAATGTTTGATTATTGCGGTAAAAAAATAAATTCAAATAGCACGGAGGGGGAAGGAAACTATTTTGATTATGGATTTTTCTGGCTCCCCGAATGGCTTGAAGAAGTTCCCGGGAAGTCGGGGGAAAATATACAGCCAACCGATGTATCCCGGGAAATATTAAATTTAAAAGAAGCAAAAAAAATACTTAATAAAATTAAAAAATATTGTAGCGATAGACTTGATTGCACTTTTTGTTTTTTGAAAAATATATGTGATGTTAATTTTAAAAATGATCCTGAAAATTGGGACATATAGCCCATGGAAGAAAAAACAAAAACCTGTTCAAAGTGTAATGAAACAAAACCCATTCATGAATTCTATAAATCCGGTATGGGTGGATATCGACCGAAATGTAAGGAGTGTGAAATTGAACAGCGCCAAAAGTATAAACCTAAACGGAAGCGCAGGGGATATGAATTATTTTATTCCGATGAAGTAATTGCATTATCAAAAATATGTAAATCAAAAAAAGTTACATACTTCGGTATATTTCTCGGTATTATGTTTGAAGTACGGGAAGGCGAGATATTTTGCTTTTCGTCTCTGAAAGATTCGACGGTTGTTAGTTCGGTCGCAGAGGGAAGGCAGTGGTTAGCTTCACAGGTAATTAAGTGCGCCGCGACTATAGACGATAAGTTATTTAAGAAAGCGAGGAAGATGAGGATATGAAAGCAGTAAATGAAAAAATGGCCGGAAGTGGTAGCCCTAAACATGGGAAAAATTATTATAATATCCTTGAGGAATGCGTTAATAAGCTAAAAGAAAGAGGAATTCCTCCTTTTTCTTTTAAAGAATTAGGTCATATGTATATGGGAGATTGTATAATTGATGATATTCTTTTTGGATATCAAAAGGAACAAGGAGAATGAAAAATGATTATAACAATAATAACGGCAATAGTTTGTTTTTTAGCCGGGTTGTTTATGATGTATAAAATCATGGAATATGGCATTTATTTAAAACTAAAAAACGATGAATTAATAATTACTAAAAAAGGAATGGCTGAATTAAATATAGACGAGGACGATATATATGGAAGCTGATTGTTTGACCCCTACTGGAAAAGAATGTGCGGCTCGGTTTGTTTGCAATGCTAAGCTGTATGATGAAAACTGTATGAAATATCTAAAGCAGATGGATAGTAAGGGATTAAGTGCTTGCGGGGATAAGCTAAACAAAACAAAAGAGGATGATAAATAAAAAATGCTTTTTGACGATTACTGGACCCAGGGATTAAACGATAAACAGCAACAAACGATAATTGATTATGTAGATAACGATTATCGTATCTTCCCGGGCATCGGCGGATATAAAACGTCTATATATCCTTCCAGATTTTTGAAATCTCAAAAGGGCCGTCAAGCACTTATCCGCTATGGCGAGTATATGACAGGCGTTAGGCGCGAGACTGTTAAAGACCGGTTGATAAAAATATGGTTGATCCGAACTTGTTTTAATCCAGGTGATATTATAACGCCTGATGGTGAGTTAAATCTACCGAAGGGGGCAACTACATTAAAAGCCCTGGATGATTTCGCATATTGTATTGAATCAATAGAAACAAGTTATGATAGACTCGGGAGAAAACAGATCAAGATAAAATTATGTGACCGTGATAAAGCCCGTGAGTTTGTCGAGAAAGTGTTCAGGATTCATGACACGGATCTAAATGAAGATGCCACCGGGAAAAAGCCTATATACGAAATGACCGATGCAGAAAGGATAGCTGAAATTCAAGAATATATATCAAGTAATAAGGTTTTAGCCATAGCCCCACCCATAGACATACCGGAAAATAAAAATGAAGAATGAGCGTTATATTGATGTTAAACGATTCAAAAAAGCTCATTTTAAAAGCCGATTATGGCATAGATATGAATTATTATGTAACAGGCGAGATATAAAGAATCTCATAAAAAAGATTGAAAGTGGGGATATTATTGATTACAAAATCCAGTCAAATACAAAAGTTTTAATTTTGGTTGAATTTTTAGGCGAGATTGTGTATCTTGCATATAGCTTGAAACATCGTACACCGATCACGGCGTTGCCGTTGGTGAATTATATTAGACAGTTTAGGAAAGAAAAGGAGTAAATTTTCATGAATAATCAACAAATAGAAAAGGCAGCAAAGGAATCATTAAGTTATATTATAGATTATCTTAATTTAAATCATAATTATAAAAGAAATGCAGCGCTTTTGAATTGTATAGAAGAAGCAATTAAAAAAAATATAGATAAAAAATAATAGTCTATATAGATAATTATTTTTAAAATACTTACTAAAGAAAAGGAGTTGTAGTAATGAGTAAACTACCGAAATGTTTTGTAGACGAGTTTGAGAACTTACCGGCAGAGGTTGACCGGTTGATTTATGTCCGGGATGAAACCCGTAGAAAGATAGGCGTTATTTTGATAAATAATGGCTATTGCGGATGGTCCTTATGTAATGACATCGACGAATGGGACACATTTTCCGGGATCTTGACAGCCTGGGAAAGGTTGGTTGAAGGGAAAAGTGTATTTTACCGACGGGAGGAAATTTTAAAACTTAATGATTCGTATTGTGGGGATAAATCTTTTTTAGAGTTGAAAACAGGGATTTTATTGCAGGAATTAAGAAAAAAGGATCCTTTACATAATGCAAATAATAATTAAAACATTCATAGACTTTGTAGAAGATTTTTTAAATTATATTATATATTATAATAATTTACCCAGCAAAAAAAGTCATATTGTGTGGGCGCTTATGTTTGATAAATTATTTAGAGATTCTTTTAATGAATTTTGCATAAATCAACCGGGGTGCTTTAATTGTGAAATAAAAATAAATTGTAGAAACAGGAATGGAATAAATTAAAATATTGGAATGAGATATTGATAAAACCAGTATATAAAAAAACAATAGACACACACGATAATATTAGGCTCTTGCAATTATTGAGACAGCAAGAGCTTGATCAAATCCCGCCTAAGCTCATGCCCTTGTGGGAACCTTACCGTAAGAAATTTATAACTGGTGGGAGGGGGTCCGGGAAAACACAATCTGTTGTGCGGATAATGATACGTATTGCTTCGATTAGACGAATCAAGGTTTTGTGGGCAAGGGAAATCCTGGATTCAATAGCGGATTCCTTGCACTCAGAAATTGCAGAAATGATACGGTATATGGGATATCCGAATTGGGATATACAAAACGAAAAAATTGTTAATATAAAAACCGGCAGTATTTTTAAATTCAAAGGGTTGCGTGATTTACGGGCTGCACGATCAATCAAGGGATATTCTAATTTCAACTATCTGATAGTCGATGAAGGGGAAGCGGTACCGGAAGTGTCCTGGGATATGGCTATTCATACCATCCGCGCGCCTGACTCCGAAATATGGATGATATGGAACAAATATTTTGAGGTTGACCCGGTGATGAAACAATACAACATGTGTAAAGATGATCCATCAACCCTATTCATCGAATGTAATTATATAGACAATCCGTGGTTTCCTGATGTACTACGCCTTGAAATGGAAATCATGCGTAAAAATAATTATGACAAATATTTACATATCTATATGAATGAACCCATAGCTCAGGTTGAAAAAGCTATAATGAGACGTGATCTTGTTGATCTTGCTATGAATAGGATTGTCAAGGCATCCGGGAAACAGGTAATAGGTGTAGACGTTGCAAGGTTTGGCGATGATTTTTCTATTGCTTATGAGAGACGTGGATATAAGATGAAAAAACTTTTTAGGATAAAACACGAAGCTCCTATAGTGACAGCCAGAGAGGTTGCGGCCAAGGCAGATAATAAATTCTCTATCATAAATATAGATAACGGGGGATTAGGGGCCGGTGGTATGATAGATCAATTAAAATTATGGGGGTTTAAAAATGTGAACCCTATAAACTTCGGTGGAACCGCAAAAGATGACAAGGAATATGCGAATGTAGCAACGGAAATGTATTTTGAAACCGCCGAAATGATGCAATATCTTGAAATCCCCAGAGATTCTAATTCAACAGACTTAGTGCAAGATTTGACGGCCCGGACGTATGGATATGATACGAAGATCCGAAAAAAAATACAGAAAAAAGAAGATTTTAAGGATTTGTATGGTCGGTCCCCGGATGAAGGTGACGCGGTTGTATTGGCTTGTTATGTGTCAGGGAATAGTCTTATTGTGTCGTCGGAAAACCGGGAAAAGATGCGAGAGAAGGTAAGAAAAAATATCAGGCGTAATGCTGGGAGGTTGGATGTATGAACAAAACGAAAGAAAAAATATTTGCTTATGTTGCAGGGCCTTATTCGGGGGACAAAAAAACCATAAGAGAAAATATCCAGGAGGCTATGAAAGCGGCAGCTTATTTGAGAAGCAAGGGATATACAGTTTTTTGTCCTCATACTAATTTTATGTATTTAGAGGGGGCCGACTACACAATTGAGGGCAGGGAAGCTATTCTTGATGATTGCATTTCCTGGATGTTGAAATGTGATATAATTTTTTTTATGCCCGGGTGGAAAAAATCGCCCGGAAGTGTTGAAGAGCATAGAATTTGTAAGATAAAAAACAAACACAGAAAATACTTGACAAAACAAGAGTTAATAGACTATAATAACACTATTTAAAGTCTCGGGAGGTAGTATATGGGTTTTTCTGATTGGTGGAATGGTGTTGCGGCTTCATTAAGCAATTTATATTCAAGTTTGTTTTCTTCTTCATCCGCGGTTAACCGCGGGACCGTTGGAAGATCTGATAATGCCAGGATAGATTTGACATTTCCGGAAACCGCCAATTATGATTTGCTTATCAACTTATATAATAACACTGAACCAGGATATAAACTCGGGGCTTTTCTTTGTGCTCCGGTTATTGACATCCCTCTTAATTTTATGGGTTTTCCTCATTTTGAATTTGAGGATAACCAGGATGAATTCTGGGATGAGCAATTAGAATACTATAACGAAAAGTTTGTAATTATAAAACAAAACATTCAATTGCTTGCAAATCTCATAGGAACCCTGGCTGTTTTCCCGTGGTTTGAAGCGTCGACCGGGCGAGTAAAATGGAGGTTCATCAAATCAAAAGATATATCCGATGTCTTAATAGATCCATCAACAAAACAGTATTTCGGGTTTGTCACGACGGTTTATTATCAGTTCTACACGATGGATGATAAGACGTTGTATAATTTTAAAGAAAAAACCACCTATACGAAAAGTAAAATAATTGTTACAAGGTACGGGATACTTCCCAGGGGAATCAATCAAAGCGTAATCAGGAAAAACCCAACCGGGATATTACCGGTATTGTTTTGCAATCGGAAAATAGAAGGTGATTTTGAAGGCCATTCCGAAATTGAGAAAATAATACCCTTGATTAAGGCATATGCGCAGGTTAACAAAGTAACTCATGAAAATGGTTTAAGTACCACTGCGAAGCAAATACAGGAAACATCCGACGTTGACACATGGCTTTCTAATAATGGGTATGATGATTTATCACAGGTTTCGATATCGAATAAAAATTTTGTGATTAATAAAACAGGTGTTGAAAAAACAGAAATTATTGTCCCTCAACACGTTATCGAAAATTTTGAAAAAATATTAAACATTGATTATTGGGGTATATGTCAGACTACCGGTATTCCTGAAATGCTATGGGGATTGCAGATGGTTGGGAATGCCTCATCGCCGGAAACTCAAAAAAGTTCATTCATAGCTTATATCGGGAAATTACAGGCTCAATATTATAACCCCTATCATGAATTAATAACTGCAACACTTGGATTGATAGGGTTAGCGTATAACATGACACCGCCTGAAAAAATAAATATTCCCTGGAATGATATTGACAGTCTAACCGAAACAGAACGAAGTGTAATTTTTAAAAATTATTCAGATTCGATAATGCAGTTATTGAATAGTAAGGCGGTTTCACGGCGCACGGCATATAATATACTTAAGGAATTGCTAAAGGATAAGGTCGAAATATCTTACGAAGATTTTGAAGCTGCTATAAAAGCTGATGGTGAGTTATCGTCTTATCTTGACCAGGCGTATTATGATATGAAAAATGACGGAACGGGGAACGGTAATGATGATAACCAGGATGATGAAAATACAGACAAGAGGAGTGAAAATTGAGTATTAAAAATGAAGTGTACTGCGTCGACAATATGGAGTATATGTCGACGGTACCGGATAAGTTTTTTGATTTGGCGGTTGTGGATCCGCCGTATGGGAATGGAGAGGAAACATCGAAAAATGAAACCAGGGGTAAAAAAGCATTTGCTAAAAAATACAAACCTTATGAATGTAAAAGACCAGACTCAAATTATTTTAAAGAACTTTTTAGAATATCAAAAAATCAAATAATATGGGGTGGCAATTATTTTATAAATGATTTATATGATACCTCATGCATGATAATCTGGGATAAAGAAAATGGAAATACTGATTATGCGGATTGTGAACTTGCATGGACTTCTTTTAATATAGCAACAAGGATTTTTAAATATAGATGGGCTGGTATGCTGCAGGGAAATATGAGAAATAAAGAAATAAGAATCCATAGGCATCAAAAACCCATTGCCTTATATAAATGGCTCCTTAAAAACTACACTCAATCCGAATGGAAAATCTTTGATTCACACGTGGGTTCCGGTTCTTCCCGTATCGCCTGTTATGACATGGGGTTTGATTTTATCGGCACCGAAAATGACCCGGATTACTGGCAAGCTCAAGAGGACCGGTATAAAAACCATATATCACAAACCAATTTATTCCCACAAGATGAAATGCAAGATTTAATTTTCCAGGGGAATCTATGAAAAAAATAAAATATATAACTGGTAGAGGCACTTGTGATGAATGTGGAAGGAATTCTTATGTTAGATTTATATTAAAAGGAAAAACTATTTGTCAAAAATGTTCAAAAAAAATTAAGAGGAAAACTTAATGAAAAAAATAATAAAAGTCGGTAAAGCCATCTATCTATATAATGCCCCGGTTTATTATTCATACGGGATGTTAACTTTATTTTATCCGGATAAACTAAATAATAGAACCTTAAACATGACATTTGAGGTTAACCATAATTGACACAAGCCGATTTTTACAAAGCACAAAAAAAATCACAGGAATCTATAAAACGCATAACACGTACAATCCGTCGTGAGATAGCATATATATATATTAAGGCTGCGGATGAAGTCGCCGAAAAAATAAAAACACTTAAAATAAAAAGTAGTGGAAAATCATTAACCGCCGATTCCCTTAAAGCCCTTGAAAAATCATTAAGGGATACCGGTGCGCATATAGCCGCTCAGGTTGAAATATCAATAATTGACACAATAAATAAATCTATAACAGAGACAAGCAAACCGCATATAAAATATATTTCTGATGCATTACGGGCCGCTGATATAGAAAAAATCAAGTTTGATGTTATCGAAGGATTGTATACCCAAATAAATATTGATCTTATAGAATTAACATATAACAGGATATGGGATGACGGGTATAAATTTTCTGATAAAATATGGGGGTTTCCCGGGACCGATCAACAACCGTACCTGCCAGGGTTAGCGAAATATTGGGAAAATAATGTCAAGGATCTTGTCTTATCCGGGTTGGCCCAGGGGCGGGATGTCTTGGATATAGCAAAAGACTTGTCAGTATATGCTAACAAGGGCAAGTCGGGATTGATGAAACGATACGGGGATCTTGTCAGTGGATCCGGCAAATTCAGGAAACGCATCCCTAAAAATATAGATTGGAGGGCGATGCGTCTTGCAAGATCGGAATTGTATATATCCCTGCAGGATGCCGCGAAATTGCAAGGAAAATTAAACCCGGCGATATTGGAATATATATGGAATCTAACCGGAGGTGTATCTCATGAAAATTGTATTTGTCCGGATCTTGCGGCGGATTCACCGTACCAGGAAGGGAGTGTTCCTGATTTTCCTCATCCGAATTGCTTATGCTATATAACTCAAAAGATTATGAGCCGCGATAAATTCGTAGAGGATCTAATCGAATGGGGAAAAGGTATAGGAGTTCCGCATCTTGACTCATGGTACAGTAATGTATATCTTGCGGCTTAATCTTGTAACATAACATCAATCGTTGCTGATATACGGTAAATGCACCCCCGGCAAATATAGAATTCACCATATATCGGAGCGTTATCTTTAGCATCGTAATTTAATAATAAGACCGTTTTAATTTTCGGGTCTCTGTCGGCGAATTCATTATCACAGACTTTACACCGCGGTTTCTCGGGTGTTTGTCTCATTATATCATTATACTCCTGATCTGATGGGTTCATGGGTTACTCCTTTTCTTTGAACGGACATAAAAAGCAATGTAGAAACCTATTTTTAAAAGGTTTGCTTACGTTCAGGTTTGTTGCCATAAAGTTTTTGCATGTAAATAGTCTTTTATTTTTTATCCTGTCTTTTTTACGTTTTGTGTTTTTTAATATTGTGTATATTCGGGAATATAAAAAAATACATTTCTTCATTTTATTTCACCTCGTTTTATTCGTTCGGTATAGTCTTTGAGTATCTCAATTACGATTACATTCATCTGTCTATTACCTGCAGTATTAACGGGAAAATTTTCATTGCTTAATGCGTCTATCGCATCTATACATTCGCAGGTTGAACGATACAAATCTTTTGATATTTTATCATAATGTTTTTTGTCATCAATATAATTACTTAATGCAATTACATCCATATTTAAAAAATCGTTTATTGTCATGATTAATATCCTTCTCTTTAAAAAAAGCTTTAATAATTTGATATTCAAGCCGTTGCCCGTCTCTTTCAATTATCCCCGCTTCGATTGTATAAGCCTCAAAGCATTCCATGTCGCTATCAACCACAGGAGGTTTAATATGTTTCACACCTGGTTTTCGATATTTTTCTTTATAAACAATTTCATCTTTCATAATTTACTCCATTTCACAATTGATTTTAAAGAATCCGTTATATAATGATTCTCTAATTTCTAAAAACCTGAATTTAAGATTTGGTATTTCAGACAATCTGAATCTTGCCCTTTTCTGATAAGGAAGTTTGTAATATATCATTTCATTATAAACTTCCTTCGATTCCGGAAAACATAAAAAAGGTTCATTATTGATATATATTATGCAGGTTATTGTCTCGGCGTTATTCTCCGTTTTCATCAAAGAATATCTCCTCTTCAAGTTTTATGATGAGTTTAGCAAGGTGACTTTCCTTTTCCGGCTTATCAAACACAAACAAGGGATGAGATATAGTTATCCCTTTGGTGTTTGACGGTTTGATTTTTTTGTAGATTTCTTTCAAAAAATCTACGGTTGCAATTTTATCAATCGTTGTCATGGCTGTCACTCCTTAATTTGTTGTTCTTTTGTTTATGTTGTTTATTGAATTGCATATTTCTATTCCTATCACAAAAATAGATATCACTATCATCAAACAACCCCAGGAAGCTATTGAATATATATTTTTATCAATTAATCCTTTAAAGACACCATATCCTGACAATAGATATGCAGGTAAAAACAATATAATAATAAACATCTTTCCTCCCGAGGTCGGCGTAATAGCTGGGAGGCTTTACACCGACCGTTTTAATTTGGATTCGTGGTATAGTCTCACGTGAACTGTCAGGATTGGCACGATTACCCGACACACCGTTACGCCGGGAAATTACCCGACTCTTACCGGCTTCGCGACACCGGAACGTTAAAGCTTAACGCCCATTTTTTGACACCATGCAACCATTAGATCATCATCGCCTGAATCAACTACTTGTTGCGCACTTTTTTTTATTCTTTGCATGTTTTCAACCCGGTCACCCTGGGCTATTTTTGTGTCACAAAGGGCAATAATTTTTCTTATTTGCCCTTCAACTATAGCACTAATTATTGTATTGTCTATCATAATCGCCTCCTTGGTTTAGGTTGTTTTCTGCAACCCTTATATATACAATATATACCTAAACGAGTAATAAGTCAATAGGTAAAGTGAAAATAATTTAATTATTTTTATTCCCATGCCTGACTAAACTCTTCATCTTTAAATAAATCAGCAAGTCCTGTAACCTGTTTCAATCTCAAAATTTCATCTTGATCCATACCCAGTTCTTTTGCTATTCTTTTATCACTCCAATTCCTTCGAGATAATTCGACGACTATATCACTCATAGATTCAACCTTATGCTTTCCCCTTGCTCTATTATGTCTTATTGTTGAAGCAATTCTATCATTCCGGTCTATACGATCTTTATTTATTATTACACAAGGCAGATGAGATAGTTTTAATTTATTTTTACCAATTAAGTATCTATGAAATCCGTCTACGACTTCAAATTTGTCCTGATCAATTTTCCAAACAACAATTGGTTGTGTATATCCATCTTTGTTAATACTCAATTCTAATAATTCCATTTCTGGTTTAGCTACTGAATTAGGGTTATAATTATTTGCAGAAATCATATAAATAGGAATCCAATATATTTTTGATACGGGATTATCTTTAACAAAATTTAATTCTGTTAAAGCCTGTTCGTTAGATAATATTTGTAAATCCATTTTAACCTCTCTTATCTTCATTATAATTGATGTCTTTTTTTTAATTGTTGAAATCTTTGCGTTTGTTTTCTACGTCTCATCATTTTTAAATATTTATCAATCAATTCACTTCTATTTGCGGAAAAAGAAAGCATATAACACCAATAATCATTTTTAAGTAAACATTTACATATTCTTCTCCATGAAGGAATATCTTTTGTCCCTGTATCTTTGTCTTGAAAATAGGGAATAGGAATATTTTGACTGTTACAATAATTAATATAAATCAATATTTTATTTTCATAATGTTCTCTGGTTGCTGTTGGCATAGAATTTAATAAAAATCTCGCAAAGGATTCCCATGTATGATTTTCTGGCTTTGTTATTTTTATTCTACCTGTAATACTTCCATTCTCTTTAGCATATAAAGCTCCACTATTAGCACCATTAACTCGGGAAACTATCTTACCCCATGTTTCGGGTTCGATAATATGGAATAACCATAATCCCTTTTTTTGTTCATCCCCATACGGTTCACATATTCTTTGCTGAGATAATTTAACACCCGCTTGATGCATCCTATCATATAATTTATTATAAATCTTATCGTATTTTCCTGTATAAGTCCAAACATCTTTTGTTTTCCAATCATAAATAGGATGCACAGAAAAAATATTCCTTTGTGTCGATTTCTGCTTAAGAATCCATTTTTTCTTTTTATAAAAAGTTCTATATTTTTCAACTCTTAATTTCAAGAGTCGATTAAAGCTTTCGTCAGTTCTTATTCCTATAAGACAAGCCGTGTGAATATTAGTGTATTCATTATTACCCGCTTGTCTTTTTTGATACCATTTACCAAATTCAAAAATGAATTCTTCAAATAACATCCCATAATGATAAAAATCAAAAAAATTATAAGCAGATATACAATTATTTGGTAATTCTCTTACCCATATATCTTCTTTCCCCCTTTCCCAGCATATCCATTCAGGTTCGAATTGAGAAACCGAATTGGTTGTTTTTAACGGTAACGCCACCCAATATATGTCTATATATTCTTTATACAATTCAAGACATTTTTTAATGTGTTCTATTGTGTACTTGTATTGAGCTTCCCAGTCAATAAATAGTAACCCTATCTTTTTATTACGCTTTATACATTCATCCATTACCAGATGAAGCATAACCGTTGAATCTTTTCCACCCGAAAAAGAAATATAAATACATTCAAATTCATCGAATATATATTTAATCCTTTCTTTTGCAGCTTCTAAGACATTTATATTAAGCCACTTCTTGTTCATTTAAAATCCTTACAACATCTTCTTGTTTAATGCAAACAAATTGACCGTTATTAAGATGGTAATATAATCTTTTGTTTTTATATTGACTTTTGATGCCTATTTCTATTATTTGATTTTCCTCCACATCAATATAATAATCATAATAAGCGTGTTTTGAACTACAATCATTTAAATATCGATATGAAGAAAACACTCGATTAAAATTATATTTAGGGTGTAATCCGACTATAATAGCCCCCCAGACTTTGATATTATCTCTTACATTTTTCTCAATTGTATATGTTTTTATTTTCATAATATTATTCCAATTCTAAGGCTGCAAATCGGCCTTTTTCTTCCGGTTTAGAACTTTTTAAGAAAATATCTTTATCGTCTAATTTTATATTATGCCCTCTATTTTGAAGTTCTTTAATAAGCTGTTCAATCGTAAATTTTTCAAGAGGATTGAATTCTTTTTTAGGGGTTTTTATTTTTTCTGTAATAATAGATAAAGCAACTACATATGCACCAAAATCATATAATATAGAATTTTCAATTCCTGCCAATATTTCTTCTGAAAAATTAGCTTTCTTTTGAACAGAACGTCTCATTTTTTTTGTTATTTCCTTTGAAGAAGAACTATACAATTTTCTTACAGGGCGTCTGCCCCCTGAATCAATAACAAAAAATTCTCCGCTATCAATAACAATAGCCTCATCCGGTTTGTAAAAATTCCCGATTAGGGAATATCCATTATATTTTTTTAAATTAACTTTGTCGGGGGTAATTTTCTTTACCCAACCTTTATATGAATTAGATATTTCATTTGCTTTAATTATCATAATGCCCTCCTACAAGCTTGCGTGTTTCATTCACGCTATCTATATATATAATACTCCCGTTTGGGTAATAAGTCAAGTCTTTTTCAAAAAATAATTAAGTTTTTTTTATTTTTTTCTTGACAAACTACTTAACAAGTGTATACTTATATAGTGTAGTAGCTGGGAGGCTTTATATTTTGATAATAACTAATAAAAAAACTCTATCCGATACCCCTTTTTTATGCAGAACTGTTTTAAATTTCTCTATCCCACCAGAAACAATACCAAACCTCATCCCAAACGCCTCGCTATCAGTATTAACGGCAGGCGATAAAAAGCCTTATTATGTTGTCGAGGAAATTCTTGATTATACATTACCCGCGAATGGTATTGAGTACACCCGCGAATTTTGGGAATCGTATATTGCAAAATTAAACGATGCACCAATTCCAGGGGCAAAGTCAGGGCATACCGACCCTTGGGAATGGTGGGCAACCGGGGAATCTGATTTTTTCGTTGTTGGTGGTGAGATATCAGGAAACTCTATAAAATTAAAAATGTACATTCCCCCCATGGGACAAAGCTCATCGAATGAGACATTTATCAAGGCTGTTAAAACCGGAGTTATTCATTTTTCGATTGTTACATGGCCTGAAATGTCAGTCGATTATGATGAGGAAGGAAATGTGATTTCCCGTAAAGCTATTCGGTCCGCGAAAGGTGAGCGCAACGATGCCGTAGAGCGTGACATGGGAGCGATGGAACAGAAAGTTAATAAAAACCTGGATAAAAACCAGGATAAAAATAATATAAATAAAGATAAAACGGAGGAAAGAAGTATGCCAGAAAATACATTAACACTTGATGAAATAATTATAAACCTGGGTAATCGACTAACAAACGGTACAGTCTCGGTTGTTGATCTTGCGAATCGGCTTAAGATACCGATTGCAACCGATGTTCATATGAACGCAATTAAAATGATCGATGAAATAAAAACCATCGTGGGTGAAAATCCAATTGCGGCAATTAACGAATTGAAATTAAACGCCGGTAAAGTTGAACAACAGTTGTATGATAATGAGCGTGAAAAAATTATGTTTAAAGAATTCGGTCCTGAAAAAAAGAAGGTCAATGGGGTTGAGACAGACAATCTTATCCGGAATGCCGCGGAACCGCTTGTATTAAAAAACAAACAAAGTATAGACGAATTGAAAGCGCAAATCGAAACCGCGAAAAAGAACCCGGTTGTTTTAAGTTTGTCAAAACAGGCCGCTGATGTTTATTCCGAATCAAATTTGATTTCGACAGAGGGTCCGGGAGCTGATAAACTAAGTAATTCGATTCTTGGAAATGATCAGTTTGTTAAGTTATGATAAAATTAAAAGAGTGAGGTGATATATGAATCTATTAGAAAGGGCCGGAAACGACGGTCAGACATATAATTATGAAAACAACCAGGGGGCAGACCTTACACAATATCAGTTTATAATGTGGGTCAATGATCCCGATGCGGTATCGTTCAACGTCTGCGGATATGTACCGGACGAAGACGGAATAACAGATGGTGAAGCGGGGAATATACGATCTGTAATTGGCGATGTGTGGCAGATTGCACAAATTGATGATTCTTTTGCTGCCGGTGAAAAATACGATGCAGTGTTCATGACTCCCGGTGGTGCTACATTTCACGCGGTAAGAGTTGCCGGTGATTATCTCGTAGGATATCTCTATGAGGATGTCGAGGATGATGCGGATTATATCAAGGTGCAATTTACACCGCCTCAAATTTCAGTAGCTTAAGGGAGGGCTAAAATATGGTACAGATTATTGATAAAGAATTTTTGTTAAAATATAATAAAGAAAACGAAAAAAGCCATACGATAAAAGTGTATAACAACCATGGGTTGGGTATGCTTAGGCAGGAAGGCGGTGAAATAGAACGGCTTCAAAATGGCCGCCAGGTTAGGCGTACAATTAGTAAAAACTGGGTTAATTATGTTGGCTCTGCGGCTGAAGCTAAAATGTCAAATCTTATTGAATATCGGATGAAAATATGTAAAGCGAATGGAATTAACACATTTGACAAACTCTTAATGAACGTATCACATATGCCGTCCGGCGCTTCCGATCTGTGGGATGCAATGAGAGTAGATATTACCGCACGGATCCTCGATGAACCGGATTTAACCGGTTATATTGCCCGTGTGATTCAGAATGACGCGTTTACCGATCCGTTAGGTGTTCAGTGGCTCCTCAAATATGTTGCGGTATTCAAGAGTATAGACGGTCGTGGTGAACATGTCCCGATGGTCCAGATTAAAACCGGGGATACTGAATCAATCACGTTTCAAATCCTGGGTGTTGGATTTCAGACTGACTTGTATAACACAATGTTTAATAACATTTTTGAAATGCAAAAAGTTACCTCTGCTGTTGCTGAAGGGTATATGATTAAGAAAAATGATCTTGTTTTTTCACCTATCTTTTCTTATGCCTACCCGGATAACAAGATTATTGCCGACGATACTGATGGTACAACATTTGAAGAGCAAATGTATAATACCTTCCAGGAAGCGATTAAGAAACTTGGTCTCTTAATGGATTTCCAGACAAAAAATTATCACAATGTAACTTCCGGGCTGTCCCTGATTTGTCATTCAACTCGCGTGCGTGATATAGGGCGTTGTATAGGTGGTCAGCTTACGCCTGGATCGACTATAAAAAACCTCCTGGCAATTAATGAGATTTCCCGTATCATTCCGTATAACACTAAATACCAGTATTACGGGAATGAAACAATAACCTATACCGGGTGCGGAATAAATACGGCTTATCTATTCATACCAAAGGATAATTATTATTGGTTGGCCCTTAAGCGTGATCTTACTCACGTTGTTGGTCCCGGCGACACATTCGGTATTATGGGCGACAAGGAAGCGTGGTATTTTGCTCCGGCAGTTTGGAATACCCAATTTCTTGGTGGCACGGCGGCCGCCAGTGATAATCCGACGGTTTTGACGAGCGAGCATGGCTATATTGTAAGAATGACACTTCCTCAGATAGCCGACGAGGAAACATAGAATTAGATAAAGAGAAAGGAATAAAGAGGGTGCCTTCGGGCGCTCTCTTATTTGTATGAAAATAATTACTGTTTGTTTTGATAATGATAAAAATAAAATATATTCAAGGCTCATGGATGTCTTTAAATTCTCCGCTAAAAAACATATGCCGGATATAGAAATAATTGAAATAAAAAAAGATGTTCCGGTTAATAATTCAGGAAGACCGGACAGATATTTTTATAATGATTTAAAGTTAAAATATTGGATTGGTCAATTTGAAAAATTGAATGAAGAAGTTATTTTTTGTGATTGTGATTTATTATTTACAAATACAATTGAAGATGCGTTTAATTTTGATTTTGATATAGCCTATACCGAAGCGACAAGTAAAAAAAGGGTTCCGTTTAATTTGGGAATCTTATTTGCAAAACCTACCGAAAACGCAAAATTGTTTTTGCGTAAACTCTTGGAAATTGACGGCATAATGCTACATAATAGAAAATTCCATGCTAAGTGGAGTAAAACATTCCTTGGAATAAATCAAGCTGCATTCGGTTATATGCTTGATCATTATTCAGAGGATATTCCGGAATTAAAAGTGCATAAATTAATTACCAGAGAATGGAATGCTATAAATTGTGATTGGAGTAAAGTAAATCTTAATTCGGGAACGAAAGTCATACATTTTAAAGGTCCGCTCCGAAGGGCTTTGATAGAAAATTCAAAATCAAATTCAGAGTGGAATTATGTTTTAAATATGTGGAAAAATTACAGAAGAGAATTATTAAGAAAAAGGAGTATTAAAAATTGATTAAAAAAGAAGAAAGATTAAAAGAATTGTTTAATAAATTATTTAAAATTTTAAATATATCATATTCTGATTTTAATAAAATTTATGAAATGAAAGATCATCAATTAGATGAATTGATGGAATTAAAAAAAGAATATCCTGAATTAGATTTATTTATTAATGAATATAAAAAAACAGTCGGAGACGTACCATACGTTGACGGTGTTAGTGTTATTACTTTATTTTCGACTATTACTCAAATTTTTTGTGGTAAAAAATTCAGGATTTATTTTAAAAAAAATGATAGGGATATAGAAAACTCATTAATTAATGGCTGTGGTTTTGTTGACTATAATGATAATCCAGGAGAAAAAAATTGACTATCTATACGGTATGTTTTAAATATCCGGATAGACCGGAATATAAAATATTACTTGAAGTTTTCCGGAAATCTGTTAAACATCATATGCCGGATGTTAATTTCATATCGGTTGAACCTATACCCCCGCCTTATGAAAGATACCGGGTTCCGGGATATTTAGACAACACGTTTAAACTTGATTTGTGGGTTAAGTTTTTTAATAAAACAAATGATAATATTATATTTATGGATTGTGATATGTTAGCATTAAGAAATGGTGAACATGCGTTTAATATACCGTTTGACATAGCTTATACGGCAATCAAGCAACCATATAAAGCTAAAATAAATGGTGGGGTCATAATGACCCGTCCCACGGAAGAAGCCTATGAATTTCTTACTGAGTTGTTAGATGTTAACAACCGGATGTTTAAAGATGTAGATTTCCATGAAAAATGGCGGACAGAGAAAGGATATGCGGGAATAAATCAAGCGGCCATGGGGTGTATTCTTGAAACCGGTATAAACGGGGCTAAAGTGCATAAGTATATGACAAGGGAATGGAACGCAATTGACCGTGATTTGCAGGATATTGATAATAGCACTGTGTTTGTACATATGAAATCTAAAATCAGAAAACTTGTTTTACAAGGCAATAAACCAATAGGAGTTTTTAAAAATACTATGAAAGAGTGGTATATAAATAATGGAAGATAATTTTGTAATACCATCCATGGGCGGTGGGAAATTAAATAAAATATTTTTTGATTATGCAAAGGCTATCCCCCCAGGGGGCGCAGCGGTTGAGTTGGGAACTTGGTGCGGGGCTGGTACAAAGGCGTTAGTTAATGGTGTAAAAGACTCTGGGAATGATGTAGAAATACATGGATATGATGATTTTATTATCCAGGGGAATGAAGTTGATAAAGCCGCAAAGTTTGGAGTCGAATTAAAACAAGGACAAAATATTTTGTCTTTAGTTATGGATTGGTTATATGTTCCCGGGATAAAATTATATTTACACAAGGGTGAAATTACAAAAAACAAATGGAACGGAAAACCTATTTACTTATATATCGATGATGCATGCAAGTATGAGGAAAATTTTATTAAGGCTTTAAAAATATTTTCATCTTCCTGGATTCCTATGAAAACAATTGTTGTACTCATGGATTATTATTTTTACCTTGCAAGGCCGAATGATAAAAAATTAGAGTTTCAAAAAGATTTTATAGAATCAAAGCCTGAAAGTTTTAAATTAAAATATGTAAATAAAAAATTAGGGACCGCAATATTTTTATATAAGGGGGACTTGTCTTTATGATTATTGTTTCTACATTTTTTGACCGTGAACCTAAATATAGAAAATTATTAAATATATTTTATAATTCAGCATCTGAGTTTATGCCGAATTCAGAAATAAGAATATTTGATGTTGAGCCAAATCAAAAAAAGTATGGGGATGATAGAATAAACAATCATCACTGGGATACTTATTTTGCATTCATGAGAAAAATAACGGAAGCTATAAATATATGTAAAAAAGAATATGAAAATGTATTGATGTCGGATTGTGATATTATGTTCTATAAGTCGGTTAATGATATATGGTGTGAAGATTTTGACATCGCAATCACGGTAAGAGATCATCGGTGTAAATATAATACAGGTATTTGTTTTGTCAAGCCAACCTTCGCGGCGATAAAATTTCTCAAGGATTGGCGTAATAAAACTAAAGAGATAGCTAAAAGGTTTGACCTTAACGAAATAAACAGATATTGGGGAATTGATCAAGCCTCACTCGCGGCAACATTGCAGGAATTCCAGAGTGATATAAAAATACTTGAATTACCATGTAGCATATGGAATGCTGAACAAAATTGCTGGTGTAATTTATCCGGGAACGTAAGAGCGGTGCACATAAAATCAGGATTAAGAAAAATATTTTTCGGTAGACAAAAAATGATACCTAAACATAATTATCTTATTCCAATATTAGAAAGGGCAAGAAAATATGAAAATACCAGAGCAAGCATTGACATTTATAAACCTACAACGGACAAAGATGCCTGATGTAAATGTTTTTATTTCTGAAATAGAAAGAGAATATAATGAGATTAAATCATTTCTTCCAGAAAAATGTAAATACGTTCTTGATATCGGGTGTGGCGTATGTGCAATAGATGTTTTTCTGAACGATTATTACAAAAATGTAAAATTCAATCTTGTCGATAAAAACAAGATTGATAAAGATATTCATTATGGATATAAAACCAAGGGGTCTTTTTATAATTCATTCGGCGTTGCAGGTGAGTTATTGAAGGCTAACGGGATAGAAAATTATAAATTCATAGAAGGCGAAACGGGAAACGATATACCATCAAACATAGGCAAGCAGGATATAATTATATCACTGTTGTCGTGCGGTTATCATTATCCAGTTTCATTTTATCTTGACAAAGCGAATGAGCTATTATCTAAAAACGGGGTTTTTATTGTTGATATCAGAGTCAATACGGATGGAATCGAAAAAGTAAAAGAAGTTTTCCCCGCTGTTGAAATCATCCGTAATGAGAATAAAGCCTATCGTATATGTGCGAGACGGAAAGCAAAGAATATAAGGAAGGGCGTTTAATATGGCAACAGCGGCCGAAATAGAACTTGTAAGATTGAATATAGCCGATGAGGATAGTGTTGATTTTACAGACGCACAAATAGAATATTTTATTGACCTTAAATCTTCTGTGAATTATGCCAGCTATCAACTTATTATGCGGTTAATCCCAAAGCTGAGAAAACAATTACTTGAGAAAGATGATACGGGGGAAGAAGTTGTTGCCCTTGCTCCGGTCAGGGATAGACTGAATTTGTTATTGTCTATGCGTGATATGTTCAAGGATGAATATGAAAGCGAGAAAAATAATACAACCGGGAAATATATTGCAAGCACTCCACCGACTATAGCCGGAGGTGATATATAATGTCAGCCGCTATGTTGAGGACGGCAAACAAACAGAAAATTGCCTTGAATCCTTTTTCATTATCCGGGGATTTATACCCGTTATTTGATAACGGACACGGACGGTATAACGAGAATAAAGATGCGGTACCGGAATTAAAAATTTATACAAATAATGTCCGGATAAGTTTTACGACAAAGCCTATACGGAAAATAGAAAACGGATCGCCGATTTATATACAACAGCGCGTTTATTTTATGATATCCGACTATGAAACGCTTGTTGACAACAGACTTGAATTCGTGTATAATGGGATAAAGTTAAAGGTAATTCAAAGGCGTGAATTACGAAAGTATAACAGTTTGATAGGTTATGAATACGAGTTAAAAGAATTGACTGAGGCGGTGTTGTATGCTTAAAGATATCAATGTTATTGATGAAGATGGTAAAAAGATTGATGATAAAGATAACTTAGTAATTTTAAAAACGCCTGACAATGTGACTTATTATATTGATATTGAGGTGGCAGAAAATATAATCAAAAGCCTTGAGGGTCAAATTCGTCTAATAGAGGCTGGGAAAAGGGAATGGGTGAAAATTGGCTAATCAACAAGTCATTGCAAACATGGCATATGAACTCTTGACAAGACGTGTTGCGATGTTAGAAGCCTTGAACCGATATTATGCGGTGCAGGCAATAAATTATTTTTTGTCAGTACAACCCCCCGGGGTAGATACTCCGGGTAAATTTTGGGATAACAAAACGGCACAAGCCGCTACAAGGATGTTTGCGAATGCGTTCAAAGATTATTATGGTTACGGGTGGTTCATTTCACACGGGGTTGATTATGGTGTATATCTTGAGCTTGCTAATGATAGAAAACATCAAGCCTTATGGCCTATTATAAAAAGATTTTCAAGCCGGTATTTTGCCGACGTAAAAAAAATATTTGGTGGTGGATGATAAGTGATTACAGCAATCGAAACAATATTAAAAACCGGGTCTATCACAAATGTTTTTCCCAAAGGTGATAATATTGTAAATCCTAATCCACCTTATGTTGTTTTATCCGGTCCGGAATTCATACGACAAATCGAAGGCGAAAATCAGGGGACTGATCTGTATACAATAATAGTGCATTTTAATCCAGGATATACCAACGATTTAGATGATTATATTTTTAACGAGGTACGTGAATTATTAGCCGGTGAAGATTTGACAACAAGAGATTCAAGAGTTTTAGAGGTGCGCTTTGAGGGCGCGCCGAGCGATATAATTAATAATGCCGATGGTACAATTTCAAAAGAGCAAAAGATTAGTACTGTTGGGATTTATGGGAGGTAAATAATTATGATAAATAAGAAAACAGTATTCGGGCCTGAAGGCGCGTTTATAGTCAGAAATAACCCAGATGGAACACCGGCTACGCCGAGCCGTATCCTTGGGTTTTACGGGACCGTTGATCTTTCGTCTATCGGCGCAACTAATGCAAGGTTGGGGATTAAGATAGATAATGGCACAGAGGAAATCAATACCGTTGATTGGTCCGCAGCCGTTGATCCGACAGCGGTGACGGTTGCCGAAATGGTGACGGCAATAACAAATGCGGCATTCACAAATATCACGGCATCCCAGGACACCTACACGGACAGACTATTGATTGTTTATGACACACCGGCCTCGGTTGATTTCTTACAAGTTTTTTCCGTAGATACGGATCCGACTTTCGCGGCACTTCTGGATTTTGGTCAAGGTCAAGATTTTGGCGGAAATGGAATTGTCTTTTTCGAGGCTTTCGATAATCTAAAAACTGTTGCATTGCCGAAAAACATAAAAGCAAAAGAAGAAATTGAAACTGAGTCAGGCGATGGGACTATAATCTCTGTTATCCTTAATGCAATTATGAAGGGGTATACTCCCGTATTGACCATGACAGACGATGATTATTATATTAAGGAAGTTGTACAGGGTGGAACATGGGCTCCCCTTACGAATGAATATACACCCCCTCTATCGTCCGTTACCACAAGCCCTATTTTTTCAATATATTACTTCGGGCCTGAATACGGTAAGGGTACAAACCAAAGAGGAACGAAAGCCGGATATCTTATGAAAAAAATATATTCAGTGACTGGCCTTGAGGCAGACGAATCCCATGAAACAAAAACTCTTAAGGAAACGGCTTACAATTGCGATGCTACTGAATGGACGAATGAAGCTGGGGTACGACAGCCGTTCTATACTGACAAGATTTATACAACAGACGAATTTGATGCGTTAGACGTTGAAAGTATACAGGCATCAATGGAGGATGACACCTAAGAATGAAACAACAAGAAAATCAACTTGAATTAAAAAATAATTGTCCTCCGGTAGGCTATAATCCAATAGCCGCAATCCGGGGGGCAATGTTTCACTGGATTTGTGTACCGTTCAACTCCAATGTAATCGGTAATAACTCAATATGGTGTTATGTGACTTGTTTGAATGCGTTACAAATTCAGAGTTGTGGTAAAATATCTTGTTTGTATTTACCGGACGATGAAGAGGATATTAAAAAAGAAAAAACATTAGACGAATTAATCGAAATAAAAAACGCACAAGAAGCCCTTATAAAATTAACCCTTATTAAGCCTACTTTTGAAGAGATTGTTAACGAAATAACACAATCGAATTTCAACATTTCGGAAAAAAAATCGGAACTGGAAAAAATAAATAAATTAATAACCTCCGAACCCGACAAACGAAAACGAAGAAAACTTGAAAGGCAAGCCGAAAAGGTGGAATTTTATCTGGGCTTTTTGTTGCCTGACGACACGATGAATTTTTTATCCGCGTGGGCGTTAGGAATTCAGATCACAGATATAAAAAGGATATCAAGAGATATACTTCTTAGTGCGGCAATTATGGCGTATAATAAAAATTGTTTGGCAACGGATATGATATCCGGGATATTAACCGATTTTCAAAAAACCGATATAAATAAACATTCCGATTACTTGTTGAGTCAATATCTTGAAGATAAAAAAAGAGAACAAGGCTTGAGAAAAAATAATTATAAGTGGGGATAAATGGCTGGTATAAGTTCAGGCTCCATATATGCAGATTTGCGAATTCGTCTCAATAACCTTGAAGCCGACTTTAGAACCGCAAAAGCAAAAATCAGCTCATTCGTAAGTGATTCAAAAAAGACTTCCCAGGGGTTCAGCGAGTTCTGGAAAAACTCTTTTTCAACCGCCTTTGGTTTCGGAGCGGTTCAACTTGTCAATAAGTTTTTCTCAAGCATAAAACAAGGTATAATGATTTTTTCCGGATTTCAACAGTCAATGCAAAATGTTAAATCTGTTACCGGGGCTGTCGGTGAAGAATTAAGGATTATGACTCAAGCCGCAAAAGATGCCGGTGAGAACACTCGCTTTACGGCACGGCAAGCTGCCGATGCGTTATACTATCTCGGTTCGGCTGGTTTTTCTGCAAGCCAATCGATAGCCGCTCTGGATGGTGTATTGCAGTTAGCAGGCGCAACTCAATCGGATCTCGCATCAACCGCGGAAAGTGTTGCGTCTATTATAAGTCAGTACGGTCTCAAAGCAAGCGAGGCAACAAATATTTCAAACGTTTTCGCGGCGGCCATAGGTAATAGTCAAGCCACCATGGAAAAATTAACAAACTCATTCCGACAAGTTGGGCCTGTTGCGGCTGGGTTTGGTTATACGGTAGAAGAAACTACCGGAATATTACAGGAATTGTATAACGCCGGTTTCCAGGGGCAAGCCGCAGGGCGAGCGTTGAAATCAGCCCTTGCCGATTTAGCAAGCCCTACCGAAAATATAAAAACGATATTTGCAAAGTTGGGGATTGAATTATCAAAAGTAAACCCGGAAACAAATTCATTCGCTGATATCATAGACGTATTAGGTAATTCAGGTGCTACCACTGCAAATATTATAGATGCATTTGGTAAGGTAGCCGGTCCACAAATGGCAGTACTCATTAAGCAGGGTGGTGATGCATTAAGACGGTATACGGACGATGTGACGGGGACAAATGCGGCGGCTGAGGCATACAAGATACAAAATGATTCACTTGCCGGAAGCATGGATTTTCTAAAATCTAAATTGGAAGGTGTAGCCATTTCGATAGTAGAAAAGTTTGAACCCGGGTTGAGAGATTTAATAAAAGCCTTTATTAATTTTTTAGATGCAACTAAACCTATAGGGGAATTCCTGGGGAATATATTTAATATAATTTTAAAATTTACATCTATAAGTACTAATGTAATAACCGGAATATTTAACGCTTTATTAGACGGTTTTAAAAGTAATCAGACACCAATGGAAAAAGCCGGTGAAGGGTTGGCGAAAGTTTCCGAGGCTATAAAAAAAGCCGGGGAATTAGGGAATACTGCAAAGAAGTTGAATCAATTAACCGATGAGTATGAAGCCTTGTCGAAGAAAACAAATCTCACTGAATCGGAACAAGGACGATTAAAAACCGTAATTTCCCAAATAGAGAAAATAATGCCATCCGCTGTTACTAAGTTCGATGAGTATGGAAACGCTATAGAAGTAAGTGGTGAAAAATCAAAAGAAGCGGCACGGCAAATGTTACTTGCAAGAGAAGCAACAATACAAAATGGTTTGACTCAACTAAAGATGAGTGAATCATTATATAAAAGAACCATATTACAAACCGAAGCTGATGCAAAGTCAACCGAACAAAATAGAAATAGATTAATTGCTCAAAGTGCAAATGCTCAGGCGAGACTTGCTACGCTTGAGAAATTCAGAACGGAATACAAACTATTGCAAGATCAAGAGGAAGAACCTAACGGACCTTTCCAAACTTTCGCATTATATCAAGCTAATTTTAATAAGGTTCTTTCTGAAATGAAAGATGAATTAAAAAGTGTTGGATTAACTTTTAACGAAGTCAAAGGAGATGTATCAAAGGGAGAAATCTTTGAAGATAATCAATTTATCCGGGTTGAACAGGAAATATCAAATGCAAACAAAACATTAAATCAACTACAAAAAAGTATTGATAAACCGACAAAATCGGAACAATTATACAAAGATGCAAAAGCAAAACTTGACGAAATAGTTGAACTTGAAAAATCATTACGTGATATACAAAATGATATTGCTGGACTTGATAAAGATGTAAAGGTTCCTTCAATAAAAGATGAAATTATAAAATCCTGGAAAGATTATCTCAAAGGAATTGAAGAAGCAACAACCGAAGCAAGATTGTTTGGTGATGAGCAAGATGTATTAAAGGCGAGAATGGATTTTCTCAAAGAATCTTATCTGGCGGCAAAGGAAGAAGGACTTGACCCCTTAAGTGCAATAATGATTAAGATAAGAGAAGAATATGATAGAACGAAAGAAGCACTTGATGAGCTTATACAATCCGAGAAAGATGATCTTGCAGTGCAGGAAAGACGGCAAAAAATATCAAAAGATATTTCCGATTTGATAGCAGATTATGAAAAAAAATTGGAAGACGTTAATAAATCTGAAAAAGAAAAAGCTATTGACCTTGTAAAAAATATGGGTGCATCAGAGACGGCAACCAATGCGGCTATTGATGCAATTAATAGATACTGGGATGCGATAGGTGACGATAAGGCAGAAAAGAAAAAAGAAGAGTTTAGAAATTTAGTTTATGAAATAATATCATCCGCACAACAGTTAACCGACGCATTAACAAGTTTATTTTCTCAACTAACTGATAACAGAATTGATGAACTTGACCGACAGATGAGGGCAGAGCTTGAAGCGGCAGGATTATCAGAAGAAACGGAAAGAGAAAGATTAGAGGCTCAACTCGAAGCCGCAAGGAAAGCCGGGGATAAAGACAAAGAACTTGAAATACAAAATGCGCTTGACCGACTTGATATCGAAGAAAAATACGAAAAACAGAAAGCAGAATTGCAATATAAAGCCGCGATGAATGAATGGTACATCAAACTTACATCGGCTACGGCAAGTCTTGCACAGGCAATAATGGTTGCTACGGCCGCTGCCCCATGGCCCGCTAATATACCAGCAATTACTTTCGCGGTTGCTCAAGGTGTAAATGTCGCGGCGGTTGCGGCAGCAAAACCTCAGCCCCCACAATTTGAAACGGGAGGAATTTCTACCGGTCCAAAATCAGGCTACCCGGCAATTTTACACGGTACCGAGGCGGTTTTTAACGAGGATCAAATGAAAAACTTATTCAATATGGTTGCATCCGGGGGTGGTAGTGTCCAAGGAAATGGCGAAATAGCCGTGACAGTTATAATGAAATTGGAGTCTGATGTGTTGGGAAGAGCTGTTGCAAAAACTCAAAATAATGGTATAATAGAATTCAAGCCAAGGAGTACGTATTAATTATGATTGTCAGTTATGATAACAAATTAAAAGACGCAACAATAACCGCAACAAATGAAAATGCGAATAATCCGGTTTCAAATTTGACCCATAATTTCCTTGAACTTCCATTTTATTCAACTGGGAATTCTTCCGTGATTACAATAGAGTTTGACGAAGATGTTGATATTGACCATGTAGCATATGGATATCACAATCTTAATGCTATGTCCATTGCATTTTATGATATGTTAGATGTATTACTTGATACACAAGTTATTACAATAGAGGATAATGAGTCGATAGGTTACTTCACAAAAATAGAAGGTGTAAGAAAAGCAATTGTTACGGTTTCAAGTCTGGCTTTATTATTATATATTGGATGTATTTCCATAGGTGAATATCTGGATTTACCGGATTTTCTCGCAGGACCGCAAAACACAAAAATAATAAATGATAGTAGTTTCCAATCTTCTGGGGGGCAATCATCCGGGAATAGAAAACAAAATTTCAATAGATATCCTTTACAATTTGCAAACATAAGTAATACGGAAAGGGGTGAAATGCAAGCTTATACAACGTTTGTTCAAACTTCAATCCCTCATTTTATAGATTTATATCCTGATGCTCACGATGAACAGCCCGTTTTTTATGGTACGATTGAATCAAAAAATATACCTCTCGGCAAACGCGGAACTTCTAATTTTACGTATAACGCCTCAATAACTTATAGGGAGAGTAGATAATGGGAACTATAAATTTAATTACACAACCAACCGGGGGGGCTCCTTTATCAACAAATGATTATAATTATCAGAATGTTGATATAGGTGTATTATTAAATGTACTTTTAAATAAATCATTATTATTAACCGAATGGGATACCTTAACAGTTCCGGCTATCACACGTTATGTTTATATAAATCACGGGGGAGCAATTTTTCAAGTTCAAGATTCTGATTATGCTATTACTGATCCGGGGGTGGCAGATGGAAGGGTTTATATAAAGGTTGAGCGGTCCGGGGATGTGTTAGAAGCTGAATTCACGGATGATACAACGGGGTATTCCTGGAATTATATATATAACGGCTTTTACCATGCAGATGGTAGTCAATTATTACCTTACGTGTTATGGTTAGATAGTGGCAATTGGACAAAATTTAATCTTGATAAACTTATAAATAAGTTTGATATCAGTTCATATATTATTATTGATTTAATTGCAGAGATTGGGGCATGGGACATGACATCTTTAGCAGTACATAATGCATCATTAGAATATGGCAATTATGTTATAGGTATAAATTCCGTAAATATAGTAAATGATTCTGGAACACAGATGTATCCTCTCAATTTTTCTGAAGCCCCAGGATTCACGGAAAACGACGGTTCTTGGAGAATATATGTTATAGGGGCATTGAGAATGTATGTTAGAACGGGTGGAGTATTTGATGATGCAGAATTTAATGGAGCTGGAAATAGAGGATATATCAATTATACGGTGAGGATATAAAATCTAATGGCTGATTTTTTCGTAATAGCAGAATTAATAAAATATTTTGAACTCGACACTGATCTATTAATGGTAGAATCGCCTTTTGTTTATAAAGCTAAAATCACAACACTTCCGACTTTTACATCTTACTTTTTAACAACGTTAGGTGCTGATGATAATACAAATAAAGAAATATTAAATATTAAAGGACTTATCGTTGATATAAATAATTTTTATAGTATCCAAATTTCAATAGATGACTGTGAAGATAATGAAAAAAGTTTTTATTTCGATTTTGTAAATCAATTATTGTATATTCACCTTGATCACGACACAAGCCCTAATGATTGTATTATCGAATATGGGAAAGTATACGGATATACAAATGATAAAGTAAGGACATTTAATTCTGTAAATTATTTACCGCTATTAAAATCAATCCCGAGTTTTAAATTGAAAGTAGATCCTCTTCGCTATGGACGACAAGCCTTTTATTCCGGGTCAGTTATTTTCAATAATCATCCGGTTGACGGTTCGGATGATGGATCGTTTGATTCGAATATTGAATTTACCGGGAATGATATTTATTTATTATGCGGTAATGACGACGACGACTATGATGATTTGATCTTGATAGCCAATAATTATATTGAGAATACTATTATTTCCCTTGATGAAGTTGAGGTAATAACGAAGGATAAACGGGAACAACAGTCAAAACAAGCGCCTACTGATACCTTCACGCTTGAGGAATTCCCGGACTTGGACCCGGACATTGTCGGTGATATAAAACCGGATGCATACAACTCCCCCCCGTCGGTTCCTGGAATATGTGTCAATTCCGAGAATGCAGGGGCAAAGATTTTTTATTTTGCATCCATTATCCAATCGGTCCCGGCCCCAGTGTTCAAAAAATATGAAGATGATATTTTCGTGGTAGTCGTTCCGTCAGCAACAGATTATATACACGGAATGGTTACCTTTGCGGTTGCAGATATACATGTTGACGGTGACAACTCAAAAGGTATATTTGATGTAATTTGTGAAGGTACCTTTATTGATTTGGGAAATCCAGGGGATATTATAGCCGACCTTAACGACAAGTATTTGTCAATCATATACAATTCATCTAACTATGATACAACGGAATGGGAGGATGAAAAGCAATATCTTGAAGATATAAGTTTGTATATGAAAGACGAAAAGGAACTTTTTGAATGGATCGAAATTATTCAAAACGGTTCAACTGTTGGATTCCAATATCTATTTGAAAATAATAAAAGGACGTTACGGCTTGACAATCCGAACAGAACCCCGGTAAGGAGTATACAATCAGTTGAAATATTAAATAATGGAGAATTAAAATTCAATAACAATGAGGATTTTTTCGCAACTCATGTAATAGTTGATTATAAAAAAAATAATTATACTGATGATTATATGCGATATCAAAATGATGATTATTATAATACTGTTTTTAGGGAGCATAGAAAAGATACCCCTTTCCAGGTTGAATGTCTACTTGGAACAGAAGACCTTGCCGATGACAAATCGGTGATATTGCTTGAAGATTTGCAGAAAGAAAGACCAACCGGTATAATAACGTTATACGGAAAAGAATTCTATACTCTAAAAATATTTGATATCGTTATGGCTGAGATATCTAAACCAGGTATAAAAACCGGACATGTTGAAAGAACGATTTATGTAGCTGGAAGAGGTACGACCGGAACTACATATACCGCCGATAGGGATACATATGATTTATATACCGCAATCAGGGAAACCCTGATTGATATAATAATAGGATACCGGGAATATTTAGGGAATAAAAGATTTCAAATTATTGGAATAACGCCCGATTTTGAAAATGAAACTATAGATATTGAAATAAGACAAAGAGAATATTCAGATTTATTTGATAGTATAACAGGATATACACCATAGGAGGGAGCATATGGCTGAGGAGCTTTGTAGAATAAGACATGAAATATTTGATTACGCGACATATAAAACGGATATACCTCTGGAAGGGGAAAGACGATATTTTGATACAATATTGACGGGAATAACGCATCCGTGCTCCGTGCTGGGGGATGGATCAAGTCAGTGTGATGAGTTGCCGTTTTCGGAAATTATAAAAATCGAAACGGATATAAATATTAATTTAGAAATATTGAAAATCGAAGGAAATATTGTTTTAATAAAAAATACTAACGTTAGCTCAATTACAGTAAATCTTGGTACCGCCGGTGTTCCTATAAATCATACTTTGGAAGCCGGGTATATTCAGATGTTCATATATAATAGCGATGGATGGGAAAGTATAACAAGCCAATTTGTTGAAGTTTATATTTCGGATAAATTAGGTATTGGTACATCTGATCCTTCATGGAGGTTGCATAGTGTGGCAGCTTGGCCTGATATAGGTGGGGTCTTTGAAAGGACATCGGATTTTATCGGGATTCCTATGCCGGGCATTATAATAAAACATACCACAAGCGAAAATATGATCGATGGCTTTGGTACTGGGATTTCTTTTGCAATTGAAGATGACGCCGGAGTACCTAATTATCTTGGATTTGTCGAAATGGTTAGAGATGGAGCTGATGATCAAGGAGCTTTTGTATTTTATACGTATAAAGGAGATGTAAGGACAGAGAAATTTAGATTGTCATTTGCAGGACTTCTTAGTGTTAAAAATAGTATAGCTTTTACAGAAATAAAAACTATTGATACAAGTTCTGATTCAGTGGATGTTACTGGCATTTCAAATGTATTATGTGATACAACAAGCGGTAATATCATTATAGGTGGTTTCGCTAATGGGGTAGAGGGTCAAGAGATTTGGGTCTACAAGCATCCGTCTGCGAATACTTTGACATTAGAGCATCTTGAGGGATCAGGGACACAAAAAATTATAACATTTGATGGTGCAGATATAGTAATGGCAACATATGGATCTGTTGCATTGAGATATATCGGGGGATATTGGAGAGTGCAGGGATATTAAACAAGGGGGTATAAAAATATATGTTTACAAAAAATGAAGAATTAAATCAGGCATTAAAAGAAGAAATGAATGTTGACGAAGAAGATTTAAAACGGGCTATAAAAATTATAATCGATATCGAACCGAAAATATTATGTATCGACTCTATGCAACAAGTTAATGCAAGAGAAATTGACCGGGAACGTGAAGAAAGAATGAAAGATACCGGAACAATAAAAAATAATTATATTGCACGGTTTGACGATGTAAAAGATACCTTGAATATTATATTTTCTAAAATTGGAAATACGGTTGACAAGGAAGATTTCAAATCGTTAAGAGACAGTATAAATAAATTTTATTTCTGGATGTTCACATCCTTATTTGCAATTGTGGCATTTACGATTTTTGCAAAAATTATGAAATGGATTTAAAGGAGGATAGTATATGTTAACAGAACACACTATAGATAACTGGAAAAAAGAATTTATAAAACAACTTGAAAAACAACTCGGAGAAAGATACGCGTTAGGCGGCGGTCAAATGCTAAAATGGGACAAATATAATAATATAGACAGGAATGGGGAGCCCGTTGGTTTTGATTGTTGCGGTGGTATTATGTATGCTCTTGAAGAAACAACAGGAATAGAATTGTATGGAAGGCCGGTCAATAGTTTTTTAAATACACGGTGGCTGTTTGAAATAAAAAAACAAGACCTCCAGGAAGGCGATTTAATTCTTGTTGACATCCCCGGAATGAAAAACGGAAATCTTCTTAAAGATGAAAAAGGAGATATCGTTTATGGAAAATATAATCATGTAATGACTTATGCTCCTTTCGGGAATTATGATATAATAACAACCGAAGGGGCCGGGGGTGATTATAGATTGAATCCGAGATCAAATGCAAATACAAGAAGGTGGAGGTTGAGTTCTTTTGAGGACATTTCAAATAAAATATATAAAGGCAAAACCAGATATAAATATATGAGAATAGATTGGCAATGGCTTTATAATTGGAAAAATGCTAATCAGGTTTGAAGGTGAGGTAAATGTTAAATGAAATCAAAAAAATTATATTTGTTATTTTATGTATTTGTCTTATTATTAGTCTGTCAATCAATATCTTTTTCGGAAAAAAACTATGTTATAACAGAGACAAAATTAAACAACTTGAAAGAACAATTGAAGAAAGCCAAAGAAGAATTGTATTTTTTGAATATGGTATTAATGAAATTATCAAAGAATCAAAAAATAGAAATAGATATATTAGTGAACTACGAGAAACAAATAGAAAACTTGCAGAATTTAAATCGAAATATGGAAACGAAATTGAACGAATACTTGACGAATTACGAAAAACAAATACAGAACTTGACGGAATCACAAAAGAAAGACAAGAGGCAATTAGAGAGCTTATTGATAGAAGTTCAAGAATTCAAAAAGCTCTTGAAAACTGCGAAAGACAGCTTGCAGAAGTTGAAAAAAAATAGAATAATTGAATTATCGATAGTTGGAATTGGATGTTTGGCGTTAGGTTATTTTTTTGGTAGATACTTATTGAAATAAAAAAAGCCGGGTTTTAAATCCGGCTTGTATAATTATCTTGACCCCTTCCACCCCTTATTCATTCGGGGATGCTTTGTTGATCTCCAGGTCTTTCGGATTATTCCCGGGACAGTTATGAATGATTCCGACATGATCCATTTGTAATAATTCCAGGCATTGACATAACCAGAGAAGTAGTAAAGGAATAAAACAAGATAATATGTGTTGTACATTATTTACACTCTCCTCTGCCTTTTATTTTTTTTCAGGTTTTCTTCCACTCATCGAAGAAACCAATAAGCCTCCCCAGATGATAAACTCAATAACCAAAATAGTAACCATAATTTGCATGTTCGCCTCCTTACCCTTAACCCTGGGTGTTGGGTAATACTTCATCGCGAAAAACATATAACATGCCTCCTAAAAATCCAAGAATAAATGAAAAATCATCACTTTGTATGATGTGTGTTTGTCCACAAAAAATATCATAATTAGGTCCGGAATTTACTTTTTCAATATAAAAGTATTTTCCGGTTTCCATTCCTATCGTAGTGCAGATATTTTCTGCCCGAACTAAAAATTGCTCTTTTGTAAGTTCTCTCATATTTGCCTCCTGTGTCGCATGGCCTATATAGTTCCCCTCCCAGGGTTTTATTTTCTAAAACAATCAGCTACCCGCTGACGGGTTCTTGTTGCTATATCTGTAATTTCTTGGCAAGTAGCTTTTGCCTCTTCATTATTTTCTATAATTTTTTTGAATGCCTTATTAGTTTCCGTAGTGACGAAAAGCATATAAGGTACTGTGTCTTCTTTGTTCACTGTATTGGTATTGTTTGTCTTCATAATGTTTCTCCTTCCCTCACTGGGGTTTCCTCAATAATGCTTACAATATCGTCGGGGTTATACCCAAGCCCTATTGCTCTGCATCTCGATACTTCTTCTAAATCTTGAATATTATCAGGACCATCGATTGAGAATTGTACATACTTTTTTATTTCTAATGTTACTTCGTAATGTTTTTCCATGATTCTCTCCTTACCCTTAACCCTGGGCGCTGGGTTTATAATTTATTTATTATATTCTGATAATTTTTTATTTATGCATCTGCTTAATATTTCAAGATACATTTCACTTGTTGTTAAAGCATAAAAGACATTTTTTACGTCATGTGCACTTTCAGTATCAAATGAGATAGCATTAACTATTCCATTTTTACGATTGACAATATCAATGTCTATATATCTTTTTTCACAAGATAATCTCGCATTTCCGTACGATTCATCATCTTGATTCGGTCCGCACCACATCCCAGACCAAAAATTCCCTAATTTTTCGAGTAGTTTTTGTAATACCAATAACTTTAATGTTTCAAGATTTAAATTTTCTGAAACATCAGTATCAGTTATTTTATAAGCCATTCGTAGCGCACGAATGGACCCCTCAACACTTCCATGTTCAGGATAGAAAATGATAAAAATATCAGTAATATCCGTTGTTATTTCCCCGTCTCTATTGAAAAAACAAATATCATATATATGAGCTTTCTCATACCAGTCCCTTACAAATTTAGTAACATCTTCATTTATAATACGAGTTGGACCTGAACTATCTTGTTCATAACCAAGACCATCATAATGATTACGGGTAGATTTTGGACCTATAACGCGATAATCAGATACAAAGTATGGAAGATTATTTTGATGAAAGTTACCATCGAAATAATCTTCGTCATTAAATTGGTAAAAAGTACCCGAACCATCAAATGCAATATTATTTCCTATTGATTTTAATTTCCTTTTTTTATCATCAACATAAAATCGTTTATCCATAATTTAACTCTCCTTCCCCTTGACCCTGGGTGCCAGGTATTTTCTTAATTATTATTATTGCCCACAACAAATATGCATATAATCATGATACGCATTGTAAACTTGTGTTCTGTCATAATCGTCTGCAAGATAATAAGCTTGAATATTTGCCGTCCCGGTGTTGGACATGGCAATATAAAATCCCGGTCCTTCAATAATCGACATGGGGATCTTGCACCCGTCGCAATTTTTCCAGAACTTAACATAATCATCGACTTCTTTTTTTGAACTCATTTTTTTAGGATAGATTTTGTTTCCATACTCATTTCTATGGTTCTGTGCGAACCAATCGAAACCAAATGTTTTAATTCTGTTTTTCTGTTTTTCTGTATAGTTAGTTATCATAGTTTCACTCTCCTTATAAATTAAGTTATTTATATCTCCGGTCCCGCTCTATGTCGGTTTCCGGGGAATTCTTGCTTTGGAAATACTTGTAATAATATATATTTCCTTCTCTTATCATCAATCTGACTAATACCAGGTCTTCTCTTATCTTCTTTTCTGCTTTCATACTCTTATCTCCTTTATTTCGCTCAGCCCCACTCAACGAATGAGGCTGGGTAAAAGAAGGAGAGCTTACGTATTGCTCTCCGGGGGAATTAACAAACTACATGAGTCTGCGTTCTTTTTTGAATAATTGCAGCTTGTAAGCCCTGATATAATACTCCCTGTGGTGTAAGTACCAATTCGTTTTGTTTTCCATATGACCATGACTCATGTCTATGAATTCTTCTACTGTAATTATTAAGTTTCTTTGTAATGTTTAATGTCTTCATCTTTGCTCTCCTTAACTCAAAATTGATGATCTTTATTTAATCATCTTATACTTATAATATATACCCAATCGGGTAAGAAGTCAAGTAAAAATACCCCCAAATCGATATTTTTTTTATTTTTTTTTCATGTGATTACTTAACAGATGATAAGTATTTTTGATGAGTATGGTATCTCTTGGCATAGGTAACGAGTATGTCAAAATCTTCATCAAAAATACAATAAGAATTTCCTACCATTTTTATAACAATGTCTCTACACCAATATTTTAAAGTTCGGTGATTAACATTAAGTAACTCAGCCGCTTTTTTTGCCCCTATCGGGAATTCAATATTTTTAGTGTCCATATCTTTAATTTACTTAAACGGGACATAAAAGTCAAGGGTTTTTTAATAATAAAGTGCTTCGAGGATCGCCGTCACGAAGTTTTATTTTTAATAATTTTATATTTTAGCAAATATTACCTAAACGGGTATAATTATAATTGTCTATAATATAAGGAGTTACATGTCGGTTGATTTGTATAAATTATATGATGTGAATATTATCACCTATTGGCATATAATTAACTATGCTATAAGGAATTAAAACTACTACACAAATGTTATATAAAAATATCAATGGTGTTATTATATCAATAAGCCCTACAAAATATCACCACGGTAATACTCGTGCAACGTATTTATAAAAAAAGACCGGTTTTACCCGGCCTTCGAAGGAGAAAAATAGATGAAAGATTAACCCGGACTATCACAAGCCACCTTGTCAATCTCAATAGTATTCTTAATCAACCCATATGCCTCGGATTTCTGACTCACAACGAATCGCGTATGATCGTCACCGATAGCATTATTCATCATCATATAATAGTCAAGTATGTGCTCCGACTTGATAGGATTATCAGCCTCATCCAAGATTGACCAGTGAAAAACAACGCCTTCCCGTTGCTGCCGCCGTTTCCTTAATGCTTCCATGATTGGTTCATTGAAATATGTTGCGCGTTGCCCTGGGGAATGTTTCAATAATTCCTTTTCAATTCCGGATTGTGGATTATAAACATTAATTGAAAAACCGTCTATCAATTCACCCTTATCATTAATGTATTGTGTTTTTGTTTCAATAATGAATTTTTCATTAAGGGTTTTATTCACCTCAAAATCAATTTCTTTTGTGATCAAGTCGAGTTCCAGCGCCGGGAATTTGTTTGCGGCCATGTCGAAGTATAATCCTTCCCATTCAGTTAAGTCAATTACCTTTTCATCCAGGGCTTTTAAAATTACCTCAAGTTCGGTTTTATACTTTTCAATCTTGACAATCTGATTTTTGATTGCCTCAAGTAACCCGGTTTGTTTTGAAAGTTCATTATTTTTATTGTTTAATTCCGTTGTGACTTTGTTGAGTTCGGTTTTTGATTTTTCGTACTGTATAGTAATGAATGGATTCAAAGTTTTTGTTTTATCATCGATTTCCTGGGAAAGTTTTTTAATCTCGGTTTCAATTTCGGATATCGATTTTTTAAGAGATTCATAATCCTTGCATTCATCAAGTTTATTATTGATAGCCTGGATTTTTTCAAGGGATAATAATTTTGCTTTGAGTTTGTTTCCTTCATCGGTTATATTTTCAAGATTTAAAGTTACGTTATATATTGATTCATCAAACTTGTGTATTTCTGTTTCGAGTTGGGCACTTTCTTTTTCTTTCTTTGCTATAAGTTCTTCATGACCTTTGTTATACGCTTTGTATTGATCTATAAGATGGCTGTTATCATTTATCTTTTGTTCGCTTTCGGGATTTGGATTTTTACCACAGTGAAAACATTTTTTATTTAATAATTCATTTTCTTTTTCATAATTTTTAATCTGTAAGTTATTATTTTCTATTTTATTTTTATGATCTTTTAATTCATTATTTTTATTATTTATTTTTTCTTGAATCTCTGCAATTTCTTTTTCAATTTTCTGCTTTGCTTCTGAATATCCTTTCCAGTCGTCACGGGTTTTATCAAGTTGAGCCTTTACGGTTTCATTATCGGCAATTTGTTTTTTAAGCTCTTCAATATTTATAGATTCAAATTCTTTGAGTTTGGTTTGTTTTTCGATTATAGAAAAATTGAGATTGTTCAGGTTGCCTTTTATGATTTCCAGTTCAGTTTTTATTTTATCCTGTTTTTCTTTTTTTATGGTATTATTTTTCAATTCCTGCTCTGCGTGTTTTTCTTCAACTCTGATTTTATTTATTTCCTTTTCAAGTTTTTCGATTTCAGATTCAAGCCTTTTCTTTTCTTCATACACCGTGTCATTATCAACTATGAAATCATTCATAGTGTTTTTCTGTGTTTCAAGGTCGTGTATTTCAGACTCAATACTTTTCTTTTTAAGTTTTGCATATTCCCGCTCGCCTTCCCGGTCAATTCCGATTATTTTCATATACGCATTCCGTAGTTCGGTAGAGGAAGAACTTGCCAGGGAAGAAACATATTTTGACATCCGGTGTGGTTCCTGCGCATGAAAGCAAGTTGAAATGAATGAATCCATAGGACCATAATATTTCTCACAGGCTTCCATGAAATCAGATAATTTGTCGGTTTCCATGAAAGATTTTAATTCCCCGGTTTCCGTTTCTACATTCCAATAACATTTTATTCCTTTTTTTTCAGGAATGTAAATTAAATGCTGGTGTCTTTGGCCATTAACCATAAAGTTTTTTTTAATGTATGAATCATCCAGGATGAAAAATTCCTTAAGAGTCCTGTAATCAAACCCGACAAAATACGGATAAGGTAACAGGAACCCGAGGTATGTACTTTTACATTTTCCGTTATCCCCGGAAAGCAACGTCAAGCCTTTTGGGTCATTACTGAAATCATAATATAGTGTATCCTTGTTATGTGCATCTTTTGAGAAAATACTCCCGTGAATTGTTGCATCTAACAGATAAACATCTTTTTTTTCTTTTGAAATCGAACGGGATAAAACGTTGTCAATCATTTCGGTAAATTTTAGGTAAACGGATTTATGGCCCGGGTCTTCAGGCTTTTCCCATTTCTTGAAGAAGCAATACTTTTTCCAATCGGTATTCAATTCCTCTGCCTGCTCAACTGTTATCCTGTCGGATTCTTCGCGGATAAGTTGAGGTACTATAAGGCAAGAATTAAGACTGAAATCATCAACGTACTTTTGTTGCATTTCTTCAATATCGATTTTCCTTAAATCCGATTTAGATATTTCCATGTTTAATCTTACGTCACAGTGATGCCATTGAGCAAGGGTGTTTAATTTCATATTAGGGTTATATTTGATGTTTCGTTTTTCGCGACGTGTAACGGGGTAGGGAATGCGGGTAACTATTGGCACATAATCGGTGATAGGTAATGTTTCCCCTTGTGCTATGCCTCCCCTTTTCATCAATTTTGTCAGATTAAACCCTGGTTGAAACCCTGTATTATTCCACGGCGTTTTGTCAAATCCGGCATAACCAACATATCCTCCGTTTAAAATCTTCGATTCTTCCGGCGTATGGAAATGACCGAATATATACCGGTCCGCATTTATAGTTTTCAATATTCGATTATCTATCACAAAGTCGGAGTTTTTTATTATGGGGTTACTTTTTGATTTTTCAAGATCGTCAACAAAAACGCCATGGCCCATAAATATACAGGGCTTGTCCTTATTTGCTTCCCGGACCGGTTTCCAGTATCTATCCATAAAATTATTTAAGGATTTCATAATAGATGCATTGGCTTCTTCCATAGATAATTTACTTCTTGTCATAAGACTTATTTTATCGATTTCAGGAAGTCCTATGAATAAAACATCGTTTATAATTTCCGGCTTGTTTGGTTTTATTACATGACATCCTAAGTCCTCAAATATCCCATAGCTTCCAGGGGCATCGTGGGCAGGTGTCCCGGTTATCATAACGACAGGGGCAATTTTAAGCAGGTCTTTTACGAATCGTCTAACAAAGGATATAGAATCTTTGTCTGAATTATAGAAAGGTCTATTAGAAAAATCGCCAGCAATACAAATAAAATCCGGTTTTTCTTTCTTTCCGGTTTCTATTATCTTATTCAAGCATGGTTTTTGTGCTTCAATCCATTTCGGGTCAAGGTGAAGGTCGGAAAGTTCAAGTATTTTCATTCCGTTACCCCTTTATTAAAATATTCAACAATATCAATATCTTTCCCTAATAATTTTGATATTTCAATTGAAGCATTTTCTTTGCTTATTAAACCATTTTTAAAATTTAGATAGATAATTCCTATTTCTTCGTCAATATCTTTTTTCATTCTGTTATTCCCCTTTCTTTTAATTCTTGTTCTGAATAAGGAATATAATATTTACATCTTTCTCCTATGGCCTTTGCAATTAACGAAACAAACCCTGATGTATCTTCGATCCATGATATAAATTCAAATTTATCAAAAATTCTATCTCTATGTTTGCATATATTTTGATTTTTGCAATTAAAACATGATTTATTTTTCATCAAAACAATTCCTCCCCTTTTGCTTTTTGAATAACCTCAGAACAGGTATCAATAAGATTTTTTAAATCTTGATCTGTATGACTATCAAGGTTATTCAACACTTGCGCTATACTGGATATAGCCCCTTCCGTTTTTTTAAGTATATCGTTTCTTAAATATCCCCGGAGAATTTTAATATGCTCTTCTCTTGTATCCTGCGGATTATTTACAGTTTTTGAAAAATCAGCGAACGGGTTCGGCTTTTTATTTTCCGGTGGGGGTGGAGGCATTTCGTTTGCATTTCTCATATTATCGTCTTCGGGTGTTTCGGTATCATCGATATCATTCACTATATCCGAGTTTATATTCTCCTCTCCGAAGATTTCACCGGATATCTGTTTTAATGGATTAGTATTTCCGTTTCTAATTCCTTGAATTCTTGCGTCCATTATCTTCGCCTGATATACAGGAGATTCTATAATTTTTTGAAAAACAAAAATACCTTTTGATTTTTTTAAATCTTCGATAGTAAAACCCTTTGGTATTCCTACAAGGAAACATACGCACGCATTAAAACTTTTTGTTTGCGCTATAGATGTAGAATGTTCAACTAACATGTTATAATAAGTTCTTCTGTCTATCGACTTAGTATATTCTTTATTATTATATTTTTCATCGTTATCCCAGGTTTTTATTGCTTTTTGCCAGAAGTTATATTCACCGGTACATTCAGGCGAAGTCCGCCAAGTTCCATCATTACATTGAATTTCTGCTTTGGAATATGCTATGGTTGCGATATGCATTTTCCTTTCAATGGGTGGTGCTTCAATTGGATTCGCGAGTAAATGATTTATATTTACCACATCTTTTTCCTTTTCTATTCTCACAGAACCAACACCGCGAATACCTGTTAATTCAGCGATGGTTCTGAAAAAATGAGGTTTAGGATAAAAATTCTTGCTTGTTTTTAGAAAAGTAAAATCGGCGGAAAGTGTCTTATCAGATGAGGCATCGAATATTAATTCATTGATCTCAATATCATAGATACCTTTCTTTTTTTTGAGATCCTCAAAATTTATAAAAATATGCTTTGCCCCGGGTCCACAGTTACCATATTTTTTTATTGCCTCTTCTTTTGATATGCTGTTTGTTATCATTTCCCATCCTCCCCGGCAATTTTACAGCCTGCCAATTTTAATTCTCTCTTGAACGCTTCAATTTGATCTACGATCCTAAATGCTCTTACTCCAGGAGTTTCTTCTAGTCCGAATGTTTCAACAGTAACATCAAGCTGACACTCTCCCTTCGTGTTTGTTTTTACATTAAGTCTTACCCTTGGTTTGTTTTCTTCCATAATCTATTCTCCTTTAAGTTAAAATAATATTTATAATAATATAATCAAATTATATTATTAAGTCAAATTTAGTAAGCTCTTCATTTTATTGAAAAAGTATTCATTGGTTGTAAATTCATTATATTGTTCATAATTATTACCTACTTCTTTAATAAGTTTATTTTGAAGAGCTAAATTAATTATCTTATTATATTTTTCTTCGGTAAAATTATTTTGTTTAAATTTGGGCATGTTTCCTATAATCATATCTTTCTCACACAAATGCTTATACCATCCCCGGTGTATTCCCTCCCATGCTAAAATTGAAAAATATTTCAATTCATCGGGGGTTATTTTGTTTTCAGAAATACCGGGATTATCAACCGGTTCAATCTCTGTCTCGGATTTGGGCTCAATCTCTACCTCTACAATATCACCGCTCTCGGATTCACAGGCGATTACTTCCATTTCCGGTGTCTTTCGTTTTTTATAATCTTCAATAATCATAAAAATATATATTGACATTTGAGCAATTAACTCAATTATTATCGACAACATAACTTGGAACATAAATTGGATAATATCTGGGTTTCCGTCTTTTCCTGCATAGAATTGATATAGTGTTTTTGACTTTTCCTTTTTTTCGGATTCTTTTACGGATATCATATTTTGATTAAGTATTTTTTCAAGTTCAGTTTCGAGTTCTTTTATATCAGCTTCGATTTTATCTTTCATTTCTTCAACGGTTTTTGTTGTGTTTTTAAATCCGTATAAATCAGATAAATCATTAATGGAATTATCCTTGATTTCATTAAGCTTTTTATATTCCTCTTCCTTTTCGGCTATCTTTGTTTTATATCGCTCAACAAGATATAAGGAATTATCTTTTACATTTTCATTTATTTCGGTTTCCTGATTTTTTACAACCTGGCTCCAATATTGTCCTGCAGTTGTGCAGTTAATTGAATAAAAAGCTAAGATGCCATAAATTATAAAAAACAGAATTGACATTTTATTTTTCTTTTTATGTAGATAATTGCCAGTTGTAAAACAAACCGATGCGAATATAACCAATATTACAGGGATCATTATTTGTAACTCCGGGGCAAACCCCTCCGATTGAAACCGGGAATAGTAATAATACCAGTTTAATATCCAGCCAGCAGGGATGAGGATCAAGATAAAATAATGTATGTTTTTAAGTATTTTTTTTATGTTCATTTAATATCCCGCCTTACATAATAAATATGCAATTAATATACATATTCCAAGGCAAACACCTACTATAATATGAAGCCACATAACTATAAAAAAATAATTTTTAATGTTATTCGCAACAGACAATATAATTGTAGGAATTCCCCAAAATAAACCTATATAAATAATCGTTAAAACAATAATCAATGCTATTTTATATTTCATTTTTAAACTCCTCTGGTTTATCGGGTGGCGGCATCCAGTGAGTAACAGAAGAACATTCACTTCCAATATTAAGAATAAATATTTTATACTCTAAATTATACCATCCCATAGAAATAAAATTATGACCTCTTATCCCCAAATGATGAATTAAAATAGGATCATTATTATCTGGTAGTTTATCTTTTATGCTTATCCATTCACTCACAACTCCACCCCGATCTTCCAAAATGGTCCGGTTGATATCCCTGGAACCTGCCAATTTGCTGCACTCAGTAATGTAATATTAAAAAAATCAGCCGCAAGCCCTGACAAAGCATACTCCTCTAATCCTATCATAACGGTTACCATCTTAACAATGGCATTTTTCTTTTTCGTCTGTACTATAATAACCTGGTCAACTTTTTTGAACGGCCATTGATCCTTGGGGAAATCTTTTTTATATACAGCTTTTATCTTCCTGTTGTATATCCCGGTAGTCCATTTTTTGGCCGTTCGATTTATCCTCATTTTAATGTGGTCGGCGTTTTTTGTTCTTTGCCATCCGGGATATTGCTGATTGAAATACTCGGTTAACCATTCGAGTTTTTCTTGGAAGTCTTTATGTTTTCTTAATCTTATTTGTTTATTCTTACTTCTCGTCTTATTTTTCCACATAGCCATCTTCCCTCCTTACATGATATATACCCCCGGATTTTTTCAATGCATCCCTGTATTTTATTTGATCCGGTTTTAAATTATCGTTTGTGGTTTTACATTCTACACCCACGAAGACAGCAACGGAATTATTTAAATCACAACCTTCACAATCTGATTTTTTCGATGTTTCATCTATCATACATGGAGAATGATCGTCTCGTTTTTTTATTATTTCGCAAACAGTCATATTTTCCCACCCGAATACATCAAAAAAACCGGAAGGCATTCCGTGAAATGGGCGAGGGTCCGCAAGTATTATTATTTGTTTATGTTTAATTCCGTTGGCTTTCATCCATGAAGAAAGTATTTTTAAAATATGTTCAGGGGGTTTTATTTTTTTACCCTGCCATGCCATCCCGGAATTAGCTCGCCATCGATAACCTTTTTTACATCCTTCGAGTAGTTCGGCATTTATTATTTTTCGTTCTTTTCGTCCCATGGTTTATTCCTTTAAATAAAATATTCTTATACTCAATATACCCTTTCGGGTAAAACAAGTCAAGCTTTTTCTTAAAATAAATTTAAACTTTCTCTTTTACCCGCTGTTTATGTTTCCATCGATGATAAGCCCATCCCGGCTTGTATCCAACTTCCTTAGCTATTTTATGAAAATCAGCTAAGGATTCGGCTCTTTGCACTTCCTCATTCAATTTCACATAATCAATTCGTTTCAATTCCCCGGGAACTACGACCGGATCTTTCCTTTTCTTCTTTTTTATTATCCTCATCTTTCCACAGTGGGGACAGGCTCGCAAATTAATGGAATAATATTTCATACAGAATTCACATTCTATAACACCTTGTACGGGCGGTTCAAATTTCCCCTTGGTTAATTCCCATTTTATCGGAAAGTTAATCAGCCCATGGGTCTTACAGTTCCCGACAAGATCAATATGTATAGAATTTTCTTTCCCCTCATACGGCCTGGATGCCCTTCCGTTTTGCTGATGATTGACCGTTATTGATGCCGTATAACGTAATAATATCACCGCTCTTAATTTCGGGATATCCGTCCCTTCCCCGACCTTATCACAAGAGGTTACAACATGTAATTCCCCGCGTCTTAATTTTTCGATGGTCTCGGCAACCTTATCAGGTTTTATTTTTGAGTGTATAACATCCGTTAGATATCCAGCATTTTTGAATTCCTCCGCTACGTGCTCCGCATGTTTGATTGATACACAAAACACCAAGGCAGGTTCTTTGTCACATAACTTTGCATATTCATCAATAGCATTTCCGGTGATTACTCGTTTATCAAGGATTAATTCGGATTGTTTTTTATTATAATCATAGCCGTTCTTTTTTATATGAGCTAAGTCATAATCTAATTGTAGGTTCTCTGGGACATAATAAATCGGATATGACAAAAAACCTTTATCAACAAGATAATCATACGATTTTCCGACAACCATAGTTTCAAAATCATTACCCATACCATATCCGTCCAGCCTTACAGGGGTTGCAGTTGTTCCATAAAGATTAGCTTTATGGAAATGACTTCTTATTTTTTGCCAGGTTGACGCTCCTATATGGTGGCAGTTATGCACAAGTATATTATTTGCAAAATAATTATGATTATCTTCAATTTCTAAATCATAGACATAATCATATTCACACACTCTTCCAGATTTCTTTCTATCTCTATGTTTTTGAATCTCAATATTTTCCACCCTAATCCAGTCAAGAATTCTGTTTTCCTTTTGTCTCGTTCTTGATTTATTAACGTTCCATGAGAATTCCCGTCTACTTCTACCCCTATTTTTAATATTTCGTTTGCAATATCTATTTTGTAAACATAGGGCATCCCGCTCCCCTTTTTCATTCCTGTTTTTATGGATACCTCCATATCCCAGCCTATTGCGTTTGCCAAAGCTAATTGATGAATCGTAGGTCCTTTCCCGTTTCCACCTCTTATATGAGGACGATGCCCGATAGCTTTTAATTTTGAGCTTACTTTTTCTCTTATAACAGGATTGTTCATGGGATTGTTTTTTTTCATTCTTAAAGAAAATGCCTTGGCATATTTCTTGTTTGTTCTTGACATGGTTATTGAAGAAATTTTCGCTCTGTAAGCGTTTGAACATTTTTTTGAGCAATAACCTCTTCCCGTTTTTAAAAAACTTAACCTTTTGTGTTTCGTAAGGATAGTTTCCTTTCCGCATATTGTGCAATTCATTATTATTTGTTTCATGTCTATCAT